GCCATACCATGTCAGCGTGCCGCCCAGTCCATAGCCGTCGGTGTCGATCGAGCCATCGCCGAAGAACGAGGAAATGTCGGCCGAGGCATGGCCATAATGAGCGGTCAGACTCCCGATAAGCTTGCCGGCATCGCTCTCGTAGAACTGGCCGTCGATGCCGCTTGTCAGCTTCCAGGTGTCGATATCGTAATCAGCGACGGTCGTTGATGTCCTTGGCTCGAACTTGCCATGGGCACCGTCAATGCGCGCCCAGATGCCGCGCGCATCGGTGATGGTATCGCCGCCTTCCGACGGCGTCGGCGCGGCCTCCAGCGTTCCAGGGCCATCGCCCTGCGCGAGCGCGCTGTTGCCCGCCCCGGCCCAATAGCGATTGCCGACGCGCTGCTGCAGGCTTGAGACACCATTGAGACTTTGCAGCACCTGCGCATAAGTTTCATAGAGAGGAGCACCTGGCTGGTAGATAGGGCCTGATGACGGCGGCGTGGTTGGTGGGGTCGTCGGAGGAGTTGTGGGCGGCGTGGTTGGAGGTGTCGGTGCCAGCTCGGAGCGCAGATACCAGTCGCCATCGCTGGGAGTGGTCACCCCATTCTTGTGCAGGGTATAGCCATAAGCACCGGCAACGACCGCCTGTTCGCCATTGATCACGTAATCGCCAAGCAGCGAGAATGTGCCGTTGGAAGCGCCGCCGATATCGACAATCTTGATTCCCTCGACAGTCGCTGCCCCCGTGCCGCCGGTGTTGATCACTTTTACATTGCTACTGCCCGACGTATCGCCGGTAACCACCAGCCGGTCTGTCGGCGAGGCGTCACCGCCGAGCTGGGTTTCTATCTCCAGAGTGCCGCCATTGCCGATATAGTTCCCGGCAACGGTCAGCGTGCCGATGGAATTGCCCGGAGCAACCTTTCCTGTGTTGGTCACATCGCCAAATATCGTGCCAATGCCGCCGAGGGTACCGGCAGCAGCCACGGAGACCGGGGTTGTGATTGAACCGTTTATGGCCAAAGTACCGGCAACAACTGACGTCAGGCCGCTATAGGTGTAATCACCGTTTAGGATCGTCTTGCCACTGCCATATTGCATGACCTCGCCGGTCCCGGTGATGACATTGTCTAAGGTGACCGTATCGGAACGGAAGAAGCCAAGCGTACCACCATTGAGGGTCATATCGCCGATAACACTGCCACTGGTGCCGCCAATGCCAACAGTCAGGAAACCGCTTTGGATGTCCCAATTCGTCGTGGCGGTACCGGTGCCTGTCAGATACCAGTCGCTGACGCCGGTCTTCTCGAACTTCTCGAAGTTGCGATATTGAGCCGTCGGACCGATCGCCGATACGTCGAAAGTGCCGTCCAGGCTGCCCCCCAGCCGCAAGGTGTCATTGGCACCAGCTGCGGTCGCGACAACATTGCCAAGTATCACCGAATTGGAGTGCAGTTCGAGGACGTTGACGGAGCTCGCGTTGTTGCTGAAGCGGATGGCGTCCGACTGACCTATCCCGGCGCGGATGGTCCCGTCATTGACTACCGAAAAGCTGGCGAACTGCGCCAGAAAGCCACCTCCAAGAACTGCGACTCCCCCAGTTCCACCCTCGAGGGTGCCGTTGTTGACGACACTTTGAGTTCCATTGGTTGCGTTAATAGCGGAGGTACTACCGATCCCAGATTGTGAAGAGGTACTCCCCCGTATTGTCCCGTTGTTGGTCAAGGAACTCAGGCCGCTCATGACCAGACCGACTCCTGCGATGTTCCCGCTGTTGCCCGCTTGGATCAGATTGTTGTTGATCAGGGAAGCGTTGTTCATGGTAACGCCGTTGCCGCCGGATTGCGCAGTGCTGTTTCCTCCGAGGATCGTTCCATTGTTGACGTGGCCTCCACCGGTGACTTGCAACCCGTTGCCGCCGCCCATCCCAAACGTACCGTTGCCCCCGGTTATGGTGCCATCGTTCGTCAGAGAACCATTGCCGACAAGGCTGAGCGCAACCGCGCCGCTTGAGGGCATGGTCGGATTGCCTGATCCGCCGGTAATCGATCCCGAATTTAGGAGCGTGACGCCGGAGAACCCCACCCCACCCGCACCAAGGCCAGAGCCGCTTGGCGGCTCGAAACCATGGATCGAATACCCATTGACGTTAATGGTGATCGGTTTGGTAGCAGCGGGCATTCCAGTGTTCGACAAATCGATGTCATGGGTCAGCGTGATCGTCGAAGAGCCGGTTTGCCCGTTCGCGGCGGTGATTGCAGCGCGAAGTTCAGCATCGGTGGTCACGAGATAATCCGCCGCCGAAGCCGGCGAACCGAACGAGCAGGCTATCGCTAGCGCCGTAGTGCAAACTCCCGCGAGGAGCGCGTTCCGCGTCCCCAAAATCCCATTGCCAATGCCTGTCCCCACCGACCTTGCCCCTCATTACTGCGCCCGGAGTTGCAAATTATGAGATTCGATGGGTACATCAATAGGTTGTAGTGTAAAACTTCGTTGTTGCTTAAGAAACCTAAAATCTGTTGCAGCGCAGCAACGGAATACTCATAACAACGCCTGGGTTGGACCAGCTGTCTGGGGCCTCTGTGTGCTCTGACCGCACCGAGCGGTTTGCTACCCTGAGTTGTTAGTCGGCAAATCCCAGAGCAAGCCGCGGCGCAGGGCTTAAACGCAAAAGCCCCGGTTTGTGACTGAGGCTTTTGTAAATCCAACAAATAATATTCAGATCTTATTCACGAACCATGGAACGACGATCGCGCTCGATATTCTCCTCAAGTTCTACCGTCCTCAGTATCGAGAATCCGGCATTACCGATACTGAAGCAACGGAACTCGATCCCGAATGTGGTGTCTGGAATATCGAAATCGAGCGAAATGAGGGTTTCACCAGATTGCACCTCGCAACGCGCAAGCGGCTCCGCCTGCCCCAGCGCTACCACATCGCAGACTGCTATTAGGGATTTTTTGGCCACCGACCGTATCTGCCAAGTCACACGGTACCGACCGGCCCGCAGCGGCATATAAGGACCGTGCATCACAACACCAGCTTCGCCATCTGCGGCTTCGATCCACGTAATGGACCAAGGAAGAGGTTCTCGCTGCAATGATCGAAGTTGCCGAGAATACCAACTTGGCGATGCATCCAAACGTGCTGCTGTCGGTTGAGACCGAATTACGCAAGTTGATGAAGAAAAAAGATGTCTGAATTGGCCGACGCCAAAGCCCATCCCTCACGCCTCATCGTCGTTGTCGCATTCAGCCGAGCAGACAATGGGCAACTTGTGCCTGCTTACGTTCCGATGCAGTTCGATACTACGCAAGACGCCACTCGAATGGCGCGGTCCTTGGCAGCCCAATGCGCTGGCGTCTTGGTGTGGGCTCGCGATGCACAGCCTGAGGTAGGAGGCTATGGGCCCCAACAATTTTGTTTCAGTCTGGTGACGTACCGGAGCTAAAGTAGCCATCAAGCGATCAAGAAGACCTGGGAACACCAGTTACTGGCGCCACTTGAACCACATATCCTGACACTCAAAAGATGTTCCGTCGCGACCGGGACCTTGACTAATCTCCGTTTTGCGGTGGACCACAAAGCCGAAGGAAACAATCAGATCAAAGAGGTCTTGAGGTGTGCTTTCATTGCGCCTGAGCCATCCAGAATTGAATTCTATGATCAAGTTTCGGATCAATCCTTTGGAGGACATCTGTTGCAGTCCTCGTATGACGTTCGGTTCGTAACCCTCGACGTCGACCTTTATCGCATCCAACGTGCGTCCGCTCATGGCCTTGAAGGTGTCCAGCCGAATTAGCGGCACCTCTAGCGGTTCGAAAGCCGGGTCGGAAAAGAACGCGCTGGGGGAATGGACGACATCACCAACAGGCATAAATATGCGTTCGGTTCCATCCTTGTCGCCGACGGCGGCCACCGTCAAAGTGATAGTTCGCAACCGGTTGTCCTTGATTGTAGAAGCAATCACGTTGGAAGCAACTGGGCTCGGCTCGAAAGCAAACACGTGCCCCTTCCTGCCCACAATCGTAGAAGCCAGTCCGGTATAGTGGCCGAAATTGGCACCCACGTCTGCGAACACCGACCCAGGCCCGAGGCATTCTTTCAACCAGCCGGTCTGCTCCGGTTCATAAGAGCCGCTAGCCATCGTCGACTGGATGGCCTCGTTTGGATCGAGACGAACCCATAGGCCGTTTACGTTAATTGTTCCAGGAGGACGTGTCCTATGTGTCAGACTCCGGAGAACTGAGTTCGCCTTCGCCGATAATGATCGTCGAAGCTTGGTGTAATGAAACATACTGACACCGCCTCTGCTGCGCTGATGTTCTGAAGGCAAATCCATCAAACTTTGCAACCGGCCTGAATTAGCCCAATCAATGTTAAAGGTTACCCTGATGTCCGCTAACTTGCTAGCCGCCCTTGGACGTGATCAGCGAGACCTGCCGGTAGGATCTCCCTCGCGCGTCGCCGACATTAGCTCTCGACGGCTAGCAAACCGTACAATAGGGTTGGGATATGGAACATATGCGCGAGACGTCTCCGATGCCCGTAACCCAACTGGACTTGACAGGGAACCGCGTCCTTACACCTGAAGACCGGAGTGCCCTAGCAGCGTCAATTGATGAATTACGGGAACTTAGCCCGGAAATTATGCAACGGAAGATACCCGAAGCAGTATTTCAGAACGCTTTCATTTACGAACAGGTAAAGAATGCTGTTCCTGCCGGCTCCTCTATTATCCTGATAGGCGGTTACGAGGACCCTATTGGCCCGGCCTTGTCTGCACGCGGATATTCAGTTGAGATCACCGATCCCAATGTGGATGGTCGCGACGCGCTTGCAGTGTGGCTAGATGCTCGAACAACTGAAACACGCTACGACGCAATAGTGTGCTGCTCAGTAATCGAACACGTACCCAACGATGGATTATTCGTTCGGCTTCTCTATCAACTTTTGAAGCCGGGTGGCTCCGCCTTTCTGACCACAGACTTCTCGGAGGGATGGACTGAAGGGCTTCCTGCACCAGATTTAAGGCTTTATACGGTCGCTTCGTTGAATGCGCTCATTAGTCATTTACCAGAAGATAGCATCGTTGATCAGCCTTCGTGGTTAGCACTCCCTGAGTATTTCGATTTTGACGGTGTTCGTTACTGCTTTGCGTCAATAACGTTCTTTCGCCCACAAAACTCGCCCGATTTAGAAATCGCGTCGGAGGAGTTATTCGAGGCCCTAAGTCAAGGCGCATCGGAGATGGGACGAACCATCGCGACTTATAGGCGCGAAATCGACGGCCTTTATAAAACCGTGGCAATCCAACAGACGATCATCGAGGATCAGCAGGCTCGCTTAGAGAGGGTCACCAATGATGTCAAAAAAAAGCGATTTTGGTAGCTCCCAAAGTGCTCCAGAAATGGCTGCGAACAGGCCATTGATCCTTTTCGTGTCTCATAAGCAACGGCAATGTGGTGTATACGAATTTGGAAGGGAGATTGTCGACCAGTTGGCGCATTCCCAGCGGTATGCTTTCAAGTTTGTCGAATGTTCGGGGTTACATGACTTCGTTCAATACGTGAATCAATATGATCCCGCGGCCGCAGTTTTCCAGTGGCACCCCGTCGCGGTTCCATGGGCAGCAGATGCAGCATCTTTTTGCTCCGATATTCCGGTACTTGCAACGACACATGACTTGACGAAGAGCATTGCGGATGACTGGCAGGATAACTCTGTGGATGTTCTTATCGCCCACGAGCCAGAGTTGGGCACTTCGAATATGCGGTTTGTAACCGCCCCCAGGCCAATTCCTGAGTTCGTCGGTTCGATTGACGTACCTCCGAGCCCAATTCGTGTTGGATCATTTGGATTTGCGGATCATTCGAAAAATTTCCATGAGATTGTGAAGATGGCGCAGGACTCGTTTGAGGAATGTGTCGTTAGAATTCAAATGCCGTACTCTGACTTCGACACGCGTGCGAAGGCTGCTTCGCAAGAAGTGATTGAAAGGTGTGAAGCTCAGATTCGGCGCCCCGGTATATCCATTGAATTTTTTCATGAGTTCCTGGACCGTCAGCAACTCTTTGGCTTTCTCGCGTCCAACCATTTGAACGTTCTTCTATACGATCCAAATCGGGGCGGAGGTGGCATTTCATCCGCTTCTGACTTTTTGCTGGCCTCGGGCCGCCCTATGGCGTTGCGGCGTGGCCGGATGTTTCGCAATTTCGAGAATGCTGAACCATCCATCTTTGTGGATGATCTGTCGCTTCACCAAATTCTGGAAAACGGAACTGCCCCATTGGAGCCATTCCGTGCGGCGTGGACATACCGTGGAGTGGTGGATGCATATGAACGCGCGGTTGATCAAGTTCTATGAAGCAGATCGTCCAAAACACCAGTTCCTCGACGATAAAAGGTAGTGGTACTAAGCGCGTGGCGTTGGCATGGTGTGAAGACTCCATGCAAGCACATAACGTACTTGCAGGCGCGCTTGAGAAATCACAAAATTATACTTTCGACAGTTTTGAGGTGAAGGACCGCACAGGGAGCCTCTTAGCCTATACCCGAGAGATTGGCGCAGTAGCGGTCCTATTCTTGTGGAGCCCTAAACTTGAGCAGCATTTCAATTTGATGGGGCTGCTGCGACTGCGGTTGCCAACCATGGCAATTGCGCTTGATCGTGCCCCAGAGTTGCTAGATGATTCATTGTTCGATTCATGGATGATGCATGGATTGCCGACAAGCGAAGCTTGCGATTTGAGTTTCGTTACCAATCCTATGACAGATGAATCTGTATCGAACAGCGTGGTTGGAGACTACAATTCTGCGCTGGACCGCTTGATTGAACTTGGCGAAACACGTCACGACGAAGCCAAATGGCGAAGGCGCCTTCGCATTCATACGGCTCGCGTTATAGACGAAATCGAAGCAAGAAACTCGAAGGTCAAACGAGAACTTGACGAAACGCACCAGGTTTCGCACAGAAATTTTCTGGAGCTCAATGAGACACGCCAGATTGCTCACCAAAATTTTCTCGAGCTTGACAAGACGCGCCAAGAGCTTAGCGAGACGCACCAGGTTGCTCACAAACTTTATCTGGAGCTGGGCGAGATGCGATCACAGCTCTTGGGAGGATACAGATTTAATGAAGGGCCAGTTGAGCTCCGACTAGGACTCGCCATTGCCCGTACATTACGTGTGCCTGCCCAGCTGATAAGAAGGCTTCTTCGCAGAGCCTAAGCTCCTACACGCCGACGAATAGTGGCAATTTGTTTTGCGCGTGCGGCGTTCGTAGAGAGAGCGCGAGAGTCCGACACGTATATTGCGCCACCAATCCCGGCCGGCAGGGCGATGCAATCAGGTAACTTTCAAACCGCCCGCAACGATGAATGCCACGCCGGCAACGATGATGCTGGTTATAAAAATCCACATGATTTTTGACAGAATGTTGCTGATATTGCCGATCTTCTTGTCCAAATCATCAAAGCGCTTATCCACGTTTATCCACTTCCCATCTTTTCGTGCGTCATCGATTTCAGACATTCGCTGCCATTGTTCCAAAACATTCAATCTTGAGATGATCGCAGCGTCCGCATGCTCAAGAGCGTTTACCCGAGTGCGGAGATCGCTCGTATCTTCTAGTGCTGTGGTCATCGGATTCCCTTTGCCAGCATGTAGGCAAACCAGCGAGGCTCAGTCTTTCGTCGGTCGGCCTCGTCGAGTATCGCATCCATTCCCTGAACCTGAGATTGCGATGGCCCGCGCGCAAACAGCCTCGCACGCAGCGAGGCGAAGAACGCCGCTCTGTTCATTGTCATTTCCCTTTTATGGATTGTCGGTTAGGCGCATCACGCGCACGGCAATGTTTGCTAGCGTTGATGGGTTGGTGTATCAATGGCGTTAGGAGGAGATGCCCGAATGAAGTATGGAACGCCGTATGGTGTGGAGGTGGAACGCATCACTCGCGCAGCCGCGGCAATGACAGACCCAGAGACGCAGAGGGCTTTCGTTGAGCAAGAACTTAAGGCACCTGACCAATTCCTTGTCCCGGAACCGTAAATATCGCCGTCGAACCAGAAGACAAAGTGGAGAACTTCGTCGATGCCGTGCTGGTAGCTGCTCGGCGATGGCAAGGGTGGAACGAAGTCGTAGACGCTGTTAATTCGGCTACTCGTCTGGACAAAACCATGCTCGCCGTTCGCAGGTGAGATTAATCGACGGGGGAGGACTTCATGAAATTGGGACCCATTTACATTCACCGAAGTAGGCAACCTCCACCTGCGCCTGTAGCGGTAGGAGACCGAGCCGTTTGGGATGCAGAGCGCCAGTTTCTTGATGCTCATGCCTTGTTCACCGGCTACGGTGGACCCGACATCGAACTCCTGCACAAGATTGCCGATCACGACACCCCGCCACAACCGGGATTCATCGTTGATTTCGTTGGGTCCAAAACCCGCACAGATGCCACTTGGACGCCTGTTCGCCGCTTTGATGGCCAGAAGCTTCCCGTCCCTATCAACGCCTCAGATAATTTCCACGGTGAAACCGTCGAATGGGTTGGTCTCGCGAAAGCTATCCTTTCTGCCAAGAAGACCTTCACCATGGTCGAACTAGGTGCTGGTCTCGGTGTCTGGTCTATTGCTGGCGGTGTCGCTGCAAGGCGGCTTGGGCTCAAGGTGTTAACCTACGGTGTCGAAGGTGATGAGTTGCTGGCGAATCTGATGAGCCAGCACTACCGCGACAATGGTTTCGAACCGGAAGGCCATGCGATACGGGCCGCAATCGGTTCAGAGAACGGAATCGCCAGATGGCCGAAACCTGTCACCACTGCCGCCACAGCGACCTATAATTTCCGGCCCGTCCTGGATGGGCAGTCCGATTACATGGGCCGCGACTTTGCCTTTGAGGAAGTCCCGGTTCTTGCCCTTCGCGATCTGCTTGCAAAGCATGAGCGTTGGGATTTGATCCACATGGATATTCAGGGCCACGAAACCGAGGTCAGCTGCGCCACCATCAAGGACTTGAACGAGCGCGTTAATTGGATGGTTGTTGGGACGCATTCACGCAAGATCGATGGCGACATGATCGAATTACTGTGGGGCAACGGCTGGGTATTAGAGAACGAGAAACCCGCCAAGTTCCAGTTTGATGGTAAGGCTGCCTCGCTGGAGGCGATGACGCTGATCGATGGCACACAGGTCTGGAGAAACCCGCGCCTTGACTGAGGAGATCAAGATAGAGTTTCCCGAGGCTGTTGAGGTCGCTGGACTGGAGGGCTGGCACGGCTACCGCGTGCTAGCCTACCGTCCACCACGCAAGGGTGAATACTATTTGACTGGCAAGGTAGACAAAGCCTTCCGGTCAGCTATTGACCAGAAAATCCCGTTCCACATATTCAGATTGAGCAGAAGCACTAAGCGCAGCAATGACCGCTCCGACTTGTACATGTCATTGAGTGGGAGATCGACCATCATTGCGCCTTTGCCCAATCATCCTTGAACCGGTTGCACCGATCGATCTGCGCATCGATAAGGTCTGCGTTGTAGAGCCAGCGGTATTGCGTGGAACGGTTCTTGTCCCCAACCTTGGGATTGACGCGCTCCATATGTCTCTCGCACTCCGCCGGCTTCTTTGGAGCAACAGGCCGTGCCGCCAACTGACCTTGAATGGTTGCAGCCGCGATCACCTGCTTAGTTTGACTTTGCTCGATGGTCCCGCACCCACTGATCGTCATCAGCAGTCCAAGTGCTGCCGGGAGCAGTGTCACCGCGAATCGTCTGTTCAAGTTTTTCATCTGTAACCTTCTTCGCTGCTGCTGCCACTGCTGCACGCTGTTGTGCCTGGTCCTGAAGTTGTGTCGCCCTGAGCGTGTTTTGTCTTTCACGCTCAAGCTGTGCCTTCAGGGCTGTTATTTCGGAGAGTTGGACGTATCCGGCGCGAGCTGCTGTTGCAGCCTTGGCCGACTCTGTCGCCACCCTGCCCGTTGCAAGGTCGCCAATGACCGGGATGGCACCGATGTAAGGAATGTCCCGGAGGAGAGGCACGCCCTCATAAATGCCAAGCATGAGGAAAAAGGACGCTGCGGCGCCAAGCGCACCATATGCGGCGGCTTTGATGCATTCGAGGACACCCATCAGCTAGAGCCCCGAAACGCAAAGTTCAGCTTCGCCAAGGCGCTGCTTGTCACCCATCTCACGACGCAGGACCAAGCCATTGACGATGCGACCGCCGGCGCGGTTGAACGCCGTCTGCGCTTCGCAGGCTTGACGATATTTGCGTGCCGTTGTGAGCCGGGCAGCAGTCGATCGCTTGGCAGCCGAAACACCGAAGTTATAGGCACCGGAGAGAAGTGAGGCCTGAACCGATACAGGTGCCTCGACATAGCCTTTCACGCCATCGACCAGCGGAAGGTAATAGTCATTGATGACGCGCACTTTCAGGATCGCCAGGCACTCGGCGGGCGTGAAGCTCATTCCGGCTGTAACGGGCTTGCCGTTGATCCGGGTCTCGCCGTAGCAGATATCCCAGATCTTGGCGAAGCCGTCCCAATGAGACTGCAGAACCAATCCCTCCCATGGAATGATCAGCTTGTTAACCGCCAACTCAACAGCCGGCGGCGTGATGCCCTGCTCGATCGCCGTATGAACGCTTGCCGGAGTGATCCGGTCAGGGGAGAAAAACGCCAACCAGCCACTGGCAGAAGCGGCTAGGATAACTGCGGCGATGGCGGCTTTTGCGCGGTTGCTTGACCTGATCTTGTTGATCGGCATCTTCATTACCTTTCAGATTGTTTTGAGCGATGAGGCGAGCAACGAAGGCAGCGGCGACCGCAAAGAGGGTCAGCACGGCAAACAGGCGCTGCGGGATTGGGAGAACGCCGTCCAGCAACGGCAGAGCGGCTTCAATGCCGGAGAGCAGGCCGGCAAGCAGCATCAAGCGCACTGACCACGCTTTGCGCAGCACAGTTCGCCAGTCGTCTATGAGACGCATGGTCATTTCCTTTTTACGGATTGTCGGTATGGTGGCGGCGCTAAATCAGACTGGAGAGGCGTTGCTGTGAACAAGACAAAGAAGATCGCCGTCGGTGCCGAACGGTGGGATCTGATCGATGAGACAACAGCCGTCGAATATTTCGATGTCTTGACCGAACTTCGGTCGGCAAATGATACCGTGCACTTATCCCTCGGGACCGGGATCAATGATGCCAACCAGGAGGGGCTTGTGAAGGTCACTCATAGGCTGCGATGCAATATGACGACCGCGAGGTTCCTGCACTCACTGCTCGGCGACATCCTTGCCAATGTAGATAAGGCAGCAGAGAGGAAGCCGCATTAATGGCAATTATGACCGAAGCTGTCTTGCTGGAATTGCTCGCCACAGTGGCATCCACCCCACTCAGCGAGTGTGACTCCCCAACGCTCAATCGGCTGATCCATAGAGGCTATGCCATCATCATTCCGCCTAGCAGAGGCGGGGACCAGATCAGTCGAGTTAAAGTTACCGAGGTCGGTTTGGACCATTTGGCCAGGTTGAAAGGATTATAGCCGCCACATGGGATATTATCGGTTAATTCTAGCTTTCATGGTGTTGTATTCTCATGCCGTGGGTCCGCTGTTCGGATGGAACATCGGTGTTTTTGCCGTCATCTCGTTTTTTGTTATAAGCGGTTACGTTATGGCGCTTTTGGTCAACAAACGTTATCCAGCAACCAAAGACGTTTTTCGCTTTTATCTGGACAGAGCCCTTAGGTTATTCCCGCAGTACCTTCTATATGCATCTTTGACCTTAATTTGTGTTGCCCTGCTCGGCTTGTCGGACCACTTTCTATCGGGATTAACACCTCTTTCGATAGTGATGAACATGCTGTTGCTGCCACTGGGTTACTTCATGTTCGGCCTCGACGACGCGATGCTCATCCCGCCAGCCTGGAGCTTGGGATTGGAGCTTACTTTTTATGCCGTCTTTCCTTTGTTCTGGGCACTTCCACGACGGTTTCAACAGCTGCTCGTCTGTGGCTCGATTGGCGTTTTTGCATTGGCCGTAGCAGGTATGATCCACTCGGATTGGTTCGGCTATAGGCTGATCCCGGGCACCTTTTTCATGTTCATTGTAGGAACGTCTCTGGCATTCCCTGAGAAATTCGGTCGAGCGTTTCCTGCTGGTATCCTGCTGCTCGCTGGTATGGGGTTGGCAGTCGTTGTCTCAAACGAACGTCTCTACGCTGCGCCGTACAACAAAGAAGTATTGGCTGGTCTGATCACGGGTATCATTGCGGTGAGCGTCCTGAGGAAGTTCAGGTTCGGACGAATAGACGAATTTCTTGGTAACCTGAGCTACGGAGTGTTCCTCAACCACTACCTTCTCGTTTACATCGCCCACCGCTTCGAATGGAGCGGCGGATTATTTATTCCAGTTGTCTCACTCGGTTTATCGTTTCTCTCGTACAGATATGTTGAGAGATACGCGATCGAATGGAGGCATAAAATCCGTTCCGCCCGCGCCGCATCATCCTCCCAGACAGATGCGTCTCAAGCCTTTGCCGGATCACAATAATGACGCGCTCAAGAAGAATTCATCCACTTGTCCAGTTGTAAACCCGAGACCAGCGAATCCCTGCTGGAGCATCACGTCATCGCGCCGAAACGTCGCCGACTTATTGAAAGCGATCTGTGTGAGTTCGTCCTGTTGTGCCACCCAGGCGCTGACCTGCGAGGAAAGGCCGGAGACGGCCAACTGTAAAAAGAACTGTCTGCTCGAAACTATATCGGGCGTGTGGGTTGATGGCTTGATATATTCGTCTATCGCGCCGCCCTCTTCAACGTAAGCTGTCCAAACCGGATGATCACTATTAACCGGAACGACGGATTCCCGCCCCTCTTCATCAATAGCAATGATCTGATCGTTTTCAGCGTTCGAATATCGTGCGGATACAAATTTCATCAGATCATCCTCGAATCAGCAGAAATCAGAATATCTGCTGCGGTTGCTCTTGTGGTCAACTGTCGCAATCCATTGGTCGCATCAGCACCCAACGGACCAAGGGTTGCTGATCCCAATGAACCGACAAGTAACGTAAAGACAGACGTGGTCCGTTTCTTTGTCTTATAAAATGCAGTGTTCATATAAATAGCGGGCAAATCACTGATGCTTACAAGTGTCATGCCTAGATATTCGATATATCTCATGCACTCTACTTGATTTAAAATTTCGCTTGGTATTTCAAATTTTGGTGGAATACCAATAAGTTGTTCATCACAGTACAAACCAACGTCAAACAACTCAAAAACATGACCTGTTGTCATGACGTTTGTCATGGTGGCAGTTCCTAGAAGGTTCCCCGCTTGCCATGTATTTGCCGCACCTTGGAAAGTCGTACCCGCCGCCATGACAATGTTCAAAGTCATGGCGTAAGCATTTGTCGACGGCCAAGTCCCAGCTGTGTCTCCCGGTATAAGAAAGGTTTGTAGCGTGTCGGTATTTGCTTGCGGTGCGGAGATGGTGAAAGTTGTTATGTAATTCCGGCTAGCAGCGGCATTTGCGAAGGTGACACCGTAGGTTCCCGCCGGACCCTTAAAGCCAAATCTCACGATACTGCGCTTTGCGCCAGCCGTTCCCATTCTTAGGGATGCAATGCGCAATCCTTCAAACGGTTGGCGTATCATCATATAATGACCAGCCGCAACCGCTCCACCTGTTGAAACCGTTACGCGCAATCTGTTCGTCGCACCGCCCGGCGTAGGTGAATTCTCAATCCATTGTCCGGTAATAACCTGACTTGCAACGCCCCATTGTCCCACCCACTGATCAGCATAGTAGACACCGCTGATATTGAATGGAGTTGGTCCAGCAACCAATGATTCCTGAAATGCCGGGTTTACGATCAAGTTCCGCATCTTGATTGCGTGGTTGATCGGGATGGTGCTGTCTTTAGCAACCTTGCCCGTAGCGTCCGTAAACGTCAGGATATTATCCGTAACACTGGAACCTGGGCCAATCATATCCCCCGCACCACGGGCTGCAAGCAATGACCACTGGGTATTCGACGTGGTCGGCAAAGCTGGCGGTGTGTTGCCCGTAGTGGCAAGGAGCGCGATCCAAGACGAATTGTTATAGAGAACGACATCGTCTTTGATGTAGGCCGTCGCGCCGGAATAAGCGCCTTTGAACACAAAACCATTGCCCGCCGCGGACAGCAGAAACCATTGCGTGTTCGACGTGCTCGGAAGCGTTGGAGGCGGGTTGCCCGTCGTGTTGACGCGGGCAATCCACGATGAACCATTCTGCAAAACGACATCTCCGACGACATAAACCGTAGCGCCGCTGTAGGTGCCTTTGGATTGGAACGAGCCGTTCGGGCCTGTCAGATATGCCGGATCTGACCAATCACCGGATGACGAAGTTATCTTGAAGTAAATCGCTGATCTGCCATCGCCAACATCGGCGACAAGTACGGAAAATCCGGTGACCTCGGCATCGTATGCCCCGCGACCGGCCAAGTTTTCGACCTTGGCATCAGTCTGAACACCTTCGATCAGTTCGGTCTTGGGAATGAGCGTGAGCGCACCTGTTCCCGTAAAGATCGGGATCATGTCCAATGCGCCGGCCAATGCCGCAAAGGCCTGTATGTTCCCATTGCCAAGCTCGACAATCAGATCCCGAACCGCAGCGGTATAGCGAGAGTCACCTGACTGAAAACGGATACGATACGGAGCGGCGACGAGTGCATCCCCGGTCCACGCTTCCACAAGCTCAATGTGATTGTTGTCCGTAACCTCGGCGATGATGGCACTAAGGTTCTGAACCATGAGCGTGTCACCGGCCTGAATGGTCGATGAATCCCAAAAGGTGTCGACACCGGTAATCGTGGTGCCACCAGCAGCAAGTGAAACCGTACCGACGTTGTAGTCTGGTTTGATCGCGGCCATCTATTCGGTCTCCTCGATCGGCTCTGCTGGATTTAGCATAGCCTTAACCTCGGCGCGCAGCTCTTCAATGGCAGCCTTAAGCGCCGCAACTTGCTCGCCTTCCCGACGTAGCGCAGCGCGCAATCCAACCACCCGCATCTTGTAGAAATTGACGAGTGCCAGGGCTTCCTCAGCCTCATCGATCGGCAGGATGGTTTGCTGCGGCGCTACCATTTCGGCCATTGCTTCAAGGTCTTTTGACATGGGTTCTCCTTCCCGCAATTCAGCGGGTCTGCATAGTTTTTGGGTGAGAGGTCAGCGCTTCCAGAAAAGCGACCGCAGCGTCACATTTCTCGTTTGACCAAGGCCCGTTGTGCCGGTCGTGGTCTGAGAAATGCGAAAGGTGTTGTTCCCGGCCGCATTGTTGCCGAAGAAAAAGAACTGATCGATAAGGCGGTTATTTGAGCCGCTGCCGTATGGTCCAAAGCTCTTTTGGAAGACGATCTCGCCTGTCGTGATGTTCTGCACCGTGACAGTGGGTGAACCGCCAGTTGGCCCATAGTTGTAGGTCATATCAATGCTGAGCTGGATCAGCGAGCGATTGGCTGCCGGCATGTTAATCGTTCGGTCCGCGAAGCTTCCGCCTGCCTGGATGTCCGTCGTCGGGCCGATATCGAATGACGACACTGAATCAATGCCGAGGTTCGATGTCCCAACGATCAGCGACCCGATCACAGCCGAGCTGATATCGACTGCGCCAAGCACCGACGTGATGGCAAAGAGTGAATTTATCCTGACATCGTCAAGGAACAGGGTGCCGCCGCTAAAGATGAACGGACGGCGTTTGGCTCCCGGCGCGACCATATAGATGCTATCAGCCGTGAAGCCGATCTCACTTAATCCGCCCGCGAGAGCACTGATGAACATTGCTGCCTGGCTAGTGCTGCCCGGTCCCGATGCAGCTGCCGAAATGCCAACCGTCGTCAGAGCACCAACAGCCGTCGCCTCAACGGTCGTTCGAAACAAGCCGGACGCCGAGAACTTGCCGACGCTGACGGTCAGTGCCGAAACCGACGATGCAACGGCGGCAAGACCGGTACCGGGATCATTGATGACAACCGAAAGGCTTTCGATCGCATTGGCATTTGCCTGAAGGCCGGTGACCGGATCGTTGATGTTGGCGTCGATCTCGGTCGTTTTGACAACCAGTGCCGAAGTTGCCGTCGCGACAACTTTGACCTGCTCTGTGATCCTTGCGCTGGTATTGCCGACCTCGGCGAGCAGTTCCCGCTTATCGAAGACGCTTTGCGCGCCGGCTTCAGCTGCCAGTTGGTCAGCCTGATCGAGCACATCGCGCGCGTAGTGCGTGGCCTCTTCGATCCACTTCAGTTTCGCATCGAGGCGAGCAAGGACACCGTCGACCATGCCGGGCAGAAAGACGTCACCATCCCCGAGCCGAACGTCATCCGTCGTCACATCGATCAGATCGGACCAAGTAAAGTTCTTGCCGATGTTCGAGATGAAGATGCCGCGAACCTGATAGTCGGTGTTAGGCGCGAAGACTGCTACGAGTTTTGTCGAATACTGCTCGTCAAGCGGCGCGTCATAAGGCATCTCACCATCGAACCAGAGCCCGCCGGTATCCTTCTGGTAGACCTGAACCCGGATGCGATCGACACCGTCCTGATCACCGGCATAGAATACCTCAATCGTCGGGCGGCGCGGACCGCTTCCATCATCCAAAGTAGCCGGAAGCGCCTGCCAACCGAACATCGGATGCGATGGATTGACGATGGGACCGACCGGACCGACCGAAACCGGAACCTGCTCATCGGTCGACCAATCATAATCGGACGGATCGATTTCCTTCAGTACGACGAGCTGATTGAAGCTCCGCTCGCCATCGATGCGGACGACAAGGAATTTCTTGTTGCTGTAACCGTTCCGAACCGATGTCCACGACACGACGTCGTTCGGCTCAAGAGGCCACGCATCCGGCGGAAGATAGAACGAATGGACACGGAAGCGGCGATCTTCCTCGATCAGCAGTTTCATCAGCCGCTGGACCTGAACCGGGAAAGGAACGGCTTCGAAGGTTACGCCCGAGGCGAGCCGACGGTTGCCATCTGCTGATTCCAGATCGATCGAATAGCGTGCTGGCGCATCCTTGGTTGCCCATTTCTCCAGCGGTTCCGGATAGGTTGCCTCAATCCCGTTATAGGTGGCATCAAGACCTGGAAACGGTGTGAAGTTCTGACCCTTGGTGACAAGGATGTCGTCATCGCTGAACGAATAGACAGCGGCGCCGGGTGCGCCAACCAATATCTTGAAGATACCGCCGACTTCGGCGATGCGACCGTTGCAAGCCTTCTTCAGCTTATCGATGACGTCGAGCGGCACCATATCGCAGTTGATCTCGGTACCGCATCGGAATTGCTTTTCCGAACCGCCGCCGGCAAGCGGGATCAGCCGGTCGCATTCATTGGCAGCAACCATCCAATTGGAAGCGGGCAAACGAAACGCGGGAAGGTTCTGACCGCCATAAATCCATTCGGTGCCGTAGTAGACGCCGCGGATGATGTTATAGATCAGCACTACGGGATTGTCAGAAGGCTCCCACGTCGCGCGGTTATCCCAACGATGCGAACCGGAACCGCCTGCAGTCGAATCCTTGCGGACGTCGTACCAAGCTGTGACCGGAGCTTCGCAAAGAAAGGTCGGCTGGTTTGGAAACAAGTCCTGATTGAGGCGAGCCGTCGCGATGAAGTAAGGGCAGCCACGCCCAATCATCGTGGATTTATATGGACGGTCGGAATCCGTGCTGAACTTGGCAAGCAAGAAGGCATCGGCTGCCGTTTGCGTGCCGTCGTAATACTTGAACCAGAGATAGTCCTTGCCGTCTTTGCGGAACTCCAGAACGGGATAGCCCTGCTCGACCGGCGTTTCGCCCCAAAGAACGGTGACTTTCTGGTCGACAACCCAGAATGCGGGCTGTCCAGGCGCAGGTATGTTGCCGATCTCGACTACGTCGGTCAGATAGGCATTCGGCGTCTTGCCGTCCTTGCCCCATGCGCCGATATATTTGCGCTTGCCCGAGGTCGCGGTTGTCCCTGCCGTGAACGACATGGGCTTGTCGTCGCCCATCTGGATCATAAGCTTGACGCCTTGCGTCTGCGCTGCCTGTTCCTGTTCGCCAAAGAGCGCCTGCGAGAGCAGAGAGACCCCATAGGCTATCGCAGAGCCGATCAGGTAAGTGACAACGGCACCGGCGCTCGACAGGGCAAAGGCCGCGCCAAAGAGGGCTGCTGTGATGGGTTCCGCTTGGGCGAGCGAAAGCCCCGCCAACATGAACCATGCCGCGGTCAGGAAAATACCAATGCTTTTCATTATCCGACCTTGAAGGCTCTCTTGGCTTTGAGCAGATCCATAGTACCGACACCCTCGGGGCGAAGCACGAACACGCGCTCACCGTTGACGACGCCGAGCGCAAATCCGAACGGGCTGTCCATTTCATAGGCGACGATGTCGCCGAGGCTGGCTTGTGACGGGTGAATTTCAGGCAGGAACGATGCGACCAGATCGGCGAGGTTATCGAACCCTGCGCTCTTCATGACCTTCAGGGCGCCCTTGGCTGACTTATACTTGCCCTGATATTTGACGGTGAGGTCTTCGCCCGTGATGGCATAGACCAAACGACCGGCAAGACCGGGCCCGCAATCATGCTGTTCAGCCCAATCGAACGGAACGAACTTGATCTCATCAATGGCAGCCTCGAAACGGGAACGCCAGTTCGGCAAACGGGTGAGTTCGATCATGACGCCTTCTGCCCCCAAGGTACGCTCCACGATGACAGCGTGCTTGAATAGAGACCCCATTCATCACCGCTGCGCCGCTTCTGACCTTCGAACGAACTCTTGCTCGGGTTGGTACGGCTTAACATGCTGATCGCATCCGAGTTCAATTCGAGTTGGATGGAGCCATCATCGCCGACGGCCGGCGTATCGAACGGGTTGCCGTTGACCTCGCCCATGAAGACCACTTCCGGGTTCGCTGATGCGATCTTCGTTAAAGGATCGAGCGTGACTTCGTATATGTCCGCCTTGGCAAGTCTCAGATCGTACTCCCGCGCAATCTCCTGAACCGCTATGGCGATTTGAGACAGATCGACGGTCACGGTCTGGATGGTCAGATCGGAGACGCGAGGAATAGGCCCGATGTTGAGGTTCTGCGCACCGATGAAATCATGATTGACGATGACGCCGGTATTGCGATCGGGAACACCGATTGTAATTACGTCATCGCCAGACCAGAAGCCGCGATCGAATGGCAGCCCGGTCGAACGGTCGATAGCCTCAACCAATATGAACTGGCGAGGAACCAAGCCTTTGTCGCGAGCAGCCGCAAGCGCAGCCGCCATTTCAGCGCTGATGTCTTTCATTTATCGCTTCTCGATCACTTTGAAACCGGCACCCGAGGTCAAGAGCCCTGCCCCTGAACCCGGATTGGATGTGCCCGGCGAGATGAAAACCTTGCAGGCAGGCTTTGCCAGCGTCACGACGTCGTTCACCGCAACGCCTGTCGGTGCATTCGGGAACACTTCGAAGGCAGGCGTAATCCCGGCCCCGCTTGCCGTCACGATATCGTCGGACACCTCGAGGAAGGCATTCCGTACCGGTGACGTCGCATAGGCGATCTGCAGCTTGTCAGCGAGGGTCATGACATATCCCGCCGGCAATCCCTTGAGGCTCATCGTGCGCCCACCGGTACCGACGCTGTTGATCCGAACAGCCGATGGCCCAAGGATTGAACCATCCGGATCCGCTTGCGGGTATTTCGACAGCGGATCGAACAGGAAGAACTGTTCCTGCGCACCATGCAGTTTGCGAACACGCGCCGCTATCTGCTTCAAATCGTTGCTGTCGCCGATGTTCAGCTTGACGTCGCCCGTCCAAAGCGGTGGCGCAAGCTCGGCCTGCCAGACCCGGCCGTCGCCGGTACCGGACAATTCATCATTGCGCCGAATGTCCCAGGTCACAGACTCGATATCGAGACGATCTGCCAGCACCGAAAGTGCGTATGGATAGGTAATCGCCATCTCAACGCTTCCTCGGTGCCATTTTGATCTCATTTATGCGATCAGGCAGTTCTCGCTTGCTGAACGTCTTCACGCGTGCATCCGCCTGTTCAGCCCCGGCTTCTGATCCGGCCTGTCTGGCAATGACAGCGAGCTTGCCGTCATCATCGACCGAGACACGGATATCGAGTGGCATCGGCGCATTATTGTTCGCGCCACCATTGGAAGCGACACCCAACCGGCCGGAACTGTCCCGCTTGAGCGGCATGATGGCTTCCGGTCCCGCCTCGCCCATCATGCCGGTGCCTTTGGCAAAGCGGAATTTCGTCGGGCTGGAAACAACCGAATTGGTGAAGGCGCCGCCATTGGCGAAACGCTGAACACCGCCCGAGAACGCCCCGCCGTTGGCGAATAGCCCTGCTCCGGGAGTGACTTGGAAAGATGAACCACCGCCGATGCCGAACAACTTGTTGACGAAACCCATGATGGTCCCGCCGATGCCTCCGCTTCCACCCGCTTTGTTGACGCTGAACAGCGCATTGACGAGATCATCCTGAAGCTTGTCCACGATTTTATCGAGAACGTTCACCGCAGCATTGCCGAATGACTTGAAGAATCCTTCACCGCTTTGCAGACCAGACCGCAGATCAGACAGAAACCCGCCGGTTGCATCCTTGGCGAAGTCGAGTGCTTCCTTCGCCTTCTTCGTTGCTGCCTCGATCGAAGCCATCTCACCGGCAAGTCCTGAAAGTTCAACCTTTTGGGCAGCAGTCAGGGTGATGCCCTTTTGCTGTGCCTGGTTGAGCAGGTCTGTCTCGTAGCGCAGTTTGGCCGATGCTTCCTCTGTAAGCCCAACCGCCGCCTGTTCAGCTTTCAGCGAGGCGATACGGCGTTCAGCACCTTTGACGATGTGGTCATACTTCTCGGCCTCGGTCTTACCACCCTTCTTTTTCTTCGACTTGTCATCGACGGATAGCAGATCCTTTGCCATCTCTTTGAGCTTGGCAGACGCGGCCGACGCTCCCTTGGCAATGGCTGAACCGAAGTTCCCAACGTAATCGGTGCCTTGTGCGGATTTCATCGCATCAGCGATACCGGCATTAACCGAGTCCGCGGCGCCAGCATAGGGGTTGTCGACACCGTCGAACGAAACCTGTCCGATGTCTTTGAAGGAACCGATATCGACGCCGAGCTTCGACGCCAACCCGCCGACACTGTTGTACAGCCCGCCGATATAAGTGTTCATCAGCTTGACGACGGAATTGATCATGGATTCAACGCCTTTGATCGTGGCATTGACAGTCTGGTAGACGATATCGCCGATCGCAGCCGGCAACTGCTTCCAAGTCGCTTTGATGCCCTGATAGGCGCCGACAAACGTACCGATTAGCCCGTTCGTGCCGTCCTTTGCTACCTTGACGATATCGAAGCCGAATATCTGTTTAAGTTCGTCACGGAAGATGTTCGCAGCGGCAACCGCAAGCGTGATGCCAAGAATGAAGGCAAGACCCGGATTGGCAGCGGCCATTGCGCCGGCTGCGATGACGGCAGCAACCGCCACGCGGCCAAGCAAGGCGATGACTTGAACGATACCGCCGATAATCCCAGGCGCATAGAGCAAGGCGAGTGCCGCGGCTGCTCCAATGGCATATGGCGCAATCATCTGAAGACTGTCAGCAACGCCGATCAATGCGGATGCGCCGAGCTTTGCCCAACTGACGAGCTGCAGACCGGCAGCAACAGCGGCGACAAGTCCAATCGTCACAAGGCTTACCGGAGAGAGGATCGACAGAAACGCCGAGCCAAGGCTTTTCACAGCACCGGCCGCACCCATCGGACCGAGAACCGCCCCGATCTGCGTACCCTGCTGAAGGGCGATCTGAAGCGGGTTCATCGACATTGCAGCCGATACGCCGATATCCTGGAACTGTGCCGCTAGATTGGCAACGTTATGGGTAGCCGCCCCGACGCCGCGGGTATTCTGGTTTGCTGCTTTGGCGTGGAGGTTCATTGCCCCGGCTGCTCGTGTCGCCGCAACGGCCTCTGCGTTCAATGCCGTCGCGTGGGTATTGGCAGCCTGCGCCGCCATAGCACCCGCCTTGCTCGACGTCGGGCCGATTGCGGAGGTGGCAGCTTCGACTCGCATGGCAGCACCGGTCAGCCGGTCCATTGCCTTTGCGGCCTGTTCAACGCCCGTTGCTTTGGCCTCGATGCCGAGTTGTGCAATATCTGGCATGACTATCCCTTATTGCGCTCTACGACGCGTCGGTTCGCTGCCGCACCCCTGATCCGGAGCTTGGCTTCCTGTACGTCTGCCGGTGTCGCCTGGCTCTCATTCGCCTCGGGCTTGCCGGTCTTGTTGATGACCGCGAGGACCGCTTGATCCATCCGGCGGATGACAGACAATTCCCATGGATCGATCAGCGCGCCTGTCATCCGGCAGAATGCCTCGACCTCAAGGAAACTGATCGGGTTGGCGCTGAAGCCGGTTTCCCGGGAATTGTGGAGTTGAACGAACCAGTCCCAGATATAATCGGTATAGTCCGGAGCTTCTGGAACTGGATCGGTCTTGCGGCGCGGGGTGAAATGCGCCCTCGCGAAGCCGATCAGCTCTTCGGCGAGGGCTTCACGAAATGCGCGTCTTCATCCGCGGCTTTGTCGATTTGTTCGGATATGAAGAAGTAATCCGGGTTAGAAATGACCTTCAACACGCTTTCCGGCGTGCATTCGACGGGCTTGCCGCCATTGGTCAGGTTCCACGAGATCACGGAAGCGGCGACGATTTCATTCGTCTTTTCTTCGATCTCCTCGACCGTTCCGACCTTCTTGGGGTTCTTCTTGCCCTCACGAATGGCAGCATTGGCAAGGCGCCGCTGAACGCGCTTCACCCGTTCTGAACGATACGATGCGACCTTGATCACGAGGCCGGTCTTTTCACCGGTTGAGGGATGCAGGATGTCGAGGTCAAAGCCTTCTTCAAGCTTGGCGGCGGTTCCGTCGAATTGCGACAGTTCAAATGTCATGTTGAATACTCCGGTGGAAGGGTGGCCGGCGGTTAAACCGGCCATGTTGGATTAAGCGAGAGCGGCGTCGACCGTCAGGATCTTGGTAGAGATGCCGATCGAGAACGTGCGGCGAAGCACGTTGTCGCCGGTACCGACGTTCTTGCGGGCCGACATGACCAGACCGCGGAAGTAATCCACGCTGTTGTCATAAAGATCGCTTGGTGCGTCTTCGTATTCGACCTTGAAGTTGTACTGAAATTTCGTCTTTTCGGCCGCACGCATGGCGACCTGACCCGCGTCCAGCGGATCATCACCGACCACGAGAGCAATCGTTCCTGCATCGCGTGCGCCCTTGAGGTGGCGAACACGACCGTCACCAAGGGACTGGAACGTCACGTCGGCAGATTCGTCGCCGAACTCGCCGCCATCTTCCACTTCCTTGACTTCAACCCATGTCAGGGCTTCGAATGCGGCAATGGCGCTTACATCCGTGGTGTAGTCGATAGCGGTTGTCCCGCCGATATAGTATTTCGCACCTGTTGCCGTAGTGATGGCCATGGGTATTTCCTTTCATGAAAACCCCGGATCGGGGCGGGTTAGACTGGAGTGTCCGGGTTTCAGTTAAAGCTGCGATAGAGGATGGTGACCGGAACATTCACCTTGTCAGGCTCGATCATTGGAGCGCCGACAGAGGGCTTCGCGTAGACTTTCACCTTGACGCCGGAGCCGTAGAGGATCGTTCCCTTGGCAAAATGTGCCGCGATCAGCCCCGCTGTATTGGTTGGCTTGATCACGCCTCCGTTCGCCGGGTAGATCGCCATGACCTGAAGGATGCCTTGATGCCGTGCCTTCGCGTCGTTCGCCAGGCCGAGGTTGTCGGTCCGGTTCGGGATGAAATCGACACGAAGGTATGGCAATGCACGGCCGATGTTTGGTCCTGAACTCTCAACCGGTGGCGTGAAGGATATGGACGGCATAGCAAGCGGCAAGACCGGGGATAGTACCAATGAGGTAAGCTTGGCGAACAACAGCTCGGCGATTGTGGCTTCAACAGTTCCGGCCATCGTGATAATCCTTCCGGCAATGGCCGATAAACTGAATGATGAGCAAGCCTACGACCGGTTGCATTCCGCCCTTCTCGCCATCGGCAAGGAGGAAGGTCAGACCGTTCGCGGCGATACGAGCCTGAAGGCCGCCAGACGGGCCTTAGCCCTGCTTCAGATGGGTTTGCTCAAGGCCATGGATGACAACAGCGACAAGAACGTTGCGATCAAAGACCCAAGCGACGTTTGAGTTCGTTCGCCTTCGCCTCAACGATGCTGTCCCAACGCTGAACGGCTGATCGGACAAAGGCATCGGGCGCCTGCCCGTTCACCCCGTATTCGCGATGCCCTGCATAAGCAGCCGTGTAGCCGATATAGAGCGTGTCATTGACATCGGCGCCAAGGATCACCGCCTCGATCGATCCCTCGTCATATGCATATTTCTGACCGTCGACCGGCTTCTTGTTCGAACTGATCGCAGGCATCGAGGCAGTCGAAGCCATCAACGATGCCCGCAAGAACCCGGTATCAACCCGCATCCGTCCGCCGGCACCGATCGGCGTTTGCATTTCCGATACAACCTCTTGCACCGATTCCTTGAACACTGCTTCCACCGCGCCGGGTATCTTCTCGGCAAAGGCCGCGACTTGAGCGCTGAAGGATAGCTTTGCCATTATGCAGCCCTGAACCGTTCAACGACCGAAGCGAAGTAATCGACCTTATATTCCAGATGGCAGCGGCAGCCGGATATCTCGCTGACAGGCGCCTGCGGGTCACCCGGATAGCCGAGAACAGCACCGGACACGCTTTGAAACACGCCGTCGATCTCGACTGCCTTACCGTTCAATACCCGATGGGTATGGCGTACCCGCCCGTCTCCGGCCGATCGCCATATCTTCTTGACGTCAGAAGCAGCAACCTTGCCGTTATCGATCTGCTGGCGCATCGCGTTCTGCCGAGCCGTGCCAAGCACGGTCATGGTTTCGGTACGGGCAAGCATTTCGCCGCGAAGCTGAAGCAGCCGGTCTGAATAACGGCCGACCATGCGAGAAACGGTCTCGGCGGGGATTGGCTTGCCTTCCTTGATCGCCTTCAACACGGTAGCGTCGAAGCGCTTGTCCCGGCGCTGCCTCGATAGGTAGTTGCGCAGAAGCGATGTATCGCCCGAAAGCAATTCGCCACGCGCCGAGGCGACAAAACGCTCCTGCGGCGACGTGAGACCGATTATACCGCCTTCGCGCTTGCCAGTTACCCTGTTGATCCGGCCAACCACGTCAAGCGCAGTCGATCGAGGGTTTCTGCCTTCCGATAGTCCGGTCTCAAGTGCTTGGCGAATCGCTACACGCTGATCGTCAACGATGCGGGTCACGAGCTGCGCCGAGTGATCGCGAAGGAATGCCTCACCCTCCGGACTGCGAACACCGAAACGGAAGATCACCCGATTGCCTTCCGGATCCTTCAGCTTCGGCAGGTTTTCGACAAAGCTGGTACCGCCTGAGTTATAGGCATCCCGCAACGCCAGCTCCAGCGCGGTAAATGCCTCACTTTCCAGTTGTATGGCTTCAATCGCTCCTGTGATGTCGCCTTTCTCCAGGCGCTGGACCACTATGCGAAGGGTAATCTGCGATTTGATCGCATCGATGCCTTGATAGAAGGCTTCAACTAGTGCTGCGTCGTACTTGTCGAGCAGCTGCTCGAAGATACTGCGGTTGCTTGCCATCAGATGAACTTCTTAGGGATGGGAGTATATTTGAGCATCGGTCTTTCCCACATACAAAAGGCGGCCCGCAAGGACCGCCTTCAGCGACTCAGAGTAGTGGACGAAATTCAGAGACGGAAGATCGCCAATGGGTACCAATATCCGTCATTGTGACGACGGTAGCCGCGGCGCTGTTCGCGGTAACCACGGTGGCCGTTCCAATAGCCGCGACGATCGCGACGGGTCTCATACCGATCGTGGCGACGATCATGCCGCTCCCAACGCTTCTTTTCGTTCGGATGTTCGTATCGGCGTTTATCACTGTACTGTACCTGCACAACGTTCGAAGCGGCAGGAACCTGTATGGCAACCGGCGCTGCGGATGCCGTACCAAGCGATGTCAGGCCCATGAAGACGGCCATGATTCCTGCGATAAATGTAGAAACGATTTTTTTCATAGAAGCTCCTATTAACAATGCGCTGAGAGGTGCGCCTTTGACTGTTAACAGGGCATGAACAGATTTTTAGTTTCGGGCCTGCACCTCGTAATAGACAGTGGTTCCGGCCGGATTAAGCGGCATAACACGAATAAGTGAATGAGACACTCCGCCGATCATCAATTTATCCGTGGTGACAGGAACGATCGCTAAGCCTTTGGCGGCAATGTAGACTTTCTTGTCACTCGCCTTGATCAGCGTACCGTCGATATCCTTGTTGTCGAACTTCAGGACTGCCAGCGTGCAAGGCGTCTTCTGGATTGTCGGGTCACCCGGGTCGAAGATTGGTCCGGTCCCGGGAACATCGCGCCATACCTCGCCAGCAGCGCCGAACTTGTCAAGCAGACGCAGCGCAGTTTCCTGGGCTTGAAAATAATTGAACGATTGACCCTGCACACTCATTGAACGACTCTACCTTCAAATGGAGACCAACGATGATCACTAGTTCTCAATGTCGTGCTGCGCGGGCACTGGTAGAGTACAGCATAGATCGGCTTTCTGTTGCTTCTGGTGTGAGCCGCGGAATCATCGAAATGTTTGAGCGGAAGCTTGAAAACGCAGATCCCGATGATATTGCCTCGCTTCAATCCGCACTCGAGAAAGGCGGCGCAATTTTCATTCCAGATGGTGATACAGGTGGAATTGGGGTCCGCCTGAAGTTCAGCAGGTCGCAAACCAAACGCATCGCGACACTGGAAGGTGAAGGTGGAATTGTCGGAAGCGATGATGTTCCCTAAGTCAAACATTGGCTAGACCGCCAGAATGCCGGGAACGCACATGCGCATGAACTGCCATAACAGACCTTCAATGGTCGTCGCGACGGGCGTGGAGGCAGCCACGACATCAGCAGTTGAGCTTCTGCTTGATACGGCATATTCAACTTCCAGTTCTCCAACCTTCTCACGTTTGGTTACAGAGTTGCCGGTGACCACAGGTGAAAGACTGCCGGGCGTGATGAGTTCGAGGAACGAAGCCTCATAAGAGGCGTCGATTATCGGTTGAGGAATGGCGTCGGACGGGATTGCCTGGCCGTAGTAGGTAACGGCACCAGTGCGCGGCCAAGCGCGGTCTTGGTTGTATCCACCGGTCCGGGCGCCTGAAAACTTGGGTTCGTAGCGGTCGATGACGAGAGAACCGCGCAACATCGCGGCTTCGATCTGTGCGTCTGTCGCGCCTTGGGGAATGGCGTATCCGTGATCCGTCGCATACTGAACGAACGCCTCTTTGGTACCATAAGCGGCCATGTCTTTTCCGATCTATACAGGCTTAGCGAGGCTTGCCGACTCAGCGGCCAGCAAGGTATCCATCGAAAAGCAAATAACGGGGGAAAGAACCAATGGCTGACACTGAAGCAAATAGAGGTCCTGCCACTTGGCGTATCGTCCTCGCAGCCTTGCTGGACTTCACCACTGCATTCACGGTATTGGGCTTCATCGTTGCAACAATCTTCGGCGGACGAACTGAAGGCGGTTTCAATCTTCAAGGCTGGCCGGCGCTACTTTTTTTCATACTGATCGTGGCTTACTTTGTCGTCTTCAATCGGTTCTTCGGCGGTACCATCTGGAAGCACATCTTGGGTGCCAGAAGGTAAGCCCGGCGGTTTCCCGCCGGGCAGTTTGGTCATGGCTGGGTTGCTAGTTCTTCCAGAGCGGCGATGATCTCGTCCTTCTTGGATGGAGTTTTGTCGCCGAGGAGCTTGGTGGCAGCCGATTTGAATGTCATGAACGGAATGTCTGTAGCGTTCGCCATCGCGAGAACTTCAAGAACAGTCTTCGCTTCGCCAGCCTCGCCGGTCGATGGTTCCTGCTTCTTCTCAGCCTCCGCCTCTGAAACGGTCAGGTGGTCAGCGTCGAGCCAGGCAGCAACGACAGGATAATCTTTTACGGTGTTCCAATCCTTCTGTTCGACTTCGAGTGTGCCACCGTTGCCGGCGATGACAGGTCCGCCCGGAATGCCGAAGCCTCCGGGGCGATTGTTGGTGATCGTGATCTTGGACATGATGTTTCTCCTCATACCCCGTCAAGATATCTGACGGCACCGGGGCGACGAATTTCGACGCTGCCGAGGCGGAAAATGCCCGGAACTTCGAATTTCAGCAGCCGCTGCTCAGCCTGGAGCCAGCGCAGTGGCATCGGGATGTGGATTTTCACAACGTCCGGTGAACGGCGATAGGCAGCCAGGCGATGCGTGCCGCCGGCACCGGCAGTTTCCAGTCCGAAGACGGCGCGGATTGTCAAAGGCAATCCAGTGCGTTGAGTGTAGATGTTCGCACGCTGGATATGCTCGAGCACCGTCGTCGTCATCGTCGCATCGAGGCGCTTCGTCGCGATCAGGGCATAGCGATCTTGATCAAGTAGGACCGTATTCGCCTGCTCAATGCCGTTCGAGGCGGTAAAGATCACACTAAGGACGCTGTTAACGTCAGCGAGGATCTCGTCGGCTGTCTTCGTCGTCCAGGTGGCTGTGCCGGAGGCACCGTTGGCTGCGGCCAGAGCCGTGACAGTCGTGGCGTTAAGCAAGCCAGTCATGCCGAGCTTGGGACGCCCCAAAAACGCGACGTTGTCCACAAACAGCTCGTACTTACGGCGAGCAGCATCGGCTCGATCACTCTCCAGTCGAATGCCATACGCTTGTGCGTGGGCAAGCTCCTGAAGATTGTACCGGTAACCGATACCAGCCATGAACACGCGGCTGTTGCCGCTGTCGAGCTTGAAGTCGACGAATGGAATGTCATCGCCATCTGCAGAAACTTCACGCGCCTGACCAACATCATCGCCCATTGAGAAGAAGTCGATTGCGGTGGTCCAGTCCGGTGCCGAGTTGTCGACCGGCACCAGTTCACGATACTGAAAGTCCGGATACTGCCGAGCGTAGATGCCCGGCTCGATATAGTTCTGCGCGGTGCGCAGGAAGTTTAGCGCCAGCGCGGGCGCGTCGGTGGTGAACATGCTCGTTCTCCTTACTTGGTGACGCCAAGGCGGAGACGTGCAAGCTGGTTGGTACCAGCCGTGACGCTTGCCCATTCGGCATTTTCAATGAGTTGGTTGACGGCGGAGTTCGCAACGTTGGTGAATCCGCCTGTCGGTGTCATATAGACAGGATCACCGTGCGCAACGGCGACGAGCGCTGTAACCCAGATAGAGCCATTTTTCATGACGCTGATTTGATCGTAAGGCTTGTAGACCTCGCCATTGGCGAAAGGCAGTGTACGATCGACAACAGCAACACCGGCGAACTTGCCGATTGCTGCTGGCAGCTTCACCGTGTCTTCGATGGTGTCGTAGATCACGCCGATGCCGAACGGTATGTTGCTGGAACTGGCCCCCACCACCATTGAGGTGACGAAATGCGGCTCCGTGGTCGCGATCATGCCAGGGTAACCGGCAGGAGTATCACGCGAATAGGATACGGTTGGGAAAGCCATTATGCGGTCTCCTTGTTGCCCTGCCATGCGGCAGCATCGCGAGCGAGCATTGCGGCGTAAGCATCATTGGAATTGAGCGCGCCGTCGTTGTTCTGAATGCCGCCCTGCACAACGACGCGGAACGGATCGACAACCTTCTTGGCGTCTTCGGCGAGAATGTCGAAGCGAGCATCAATATAGGCGTCGACCTTGTCCTTCACTGCTTCATCGCCGAGCTTGGCAATAACGGCAGCCTTGCGGATTGCCGCATCGGTAAGGCCTTCGGTCTTCACATCCTTGGCAATTGCCTTCGCCACAGTGATTAGGTCGGCGCGAGTCTGGACGCGCTTGTCGAGGTCTGCATCAGAAAGCACCTTGGCTTTCGTCGCATCGATCTCAGCGTCTTTCTTCGCGATTTCAGCATCCTTGGCAGCGAGCGCGATCTGATGTGCCTTCTCTGTGTCAGCAAGCTTGGTATTGGCATCGGCGAGCCGCGACTGCAGCGTGCCGATCACCGTGGCACCCTGATCGGTTACTTCAACCGGGATGCCATCGACGGTAACCGTCTTCAAGGTCATGATCTTTTCCTTCTCTGGTTTTTGATCATTGGTGATCGGGGCAACGCCCCATGCGCTCGCATCACCGATACGAACCTGCTTTCCGGCCCGGCCGTGCTGCACAATGGCAACATGGTTGAGCCGGATATTCTTTTGGATGGCGTCGTAGGCCTCACCCCCTGGTGTGGTACCGGCGGTGAAATCGAGGTCGCAGGTATAACCGGCGCTCAATTCCTGTTTGCCCGCCTCGATGTCGTTGATCGCGCTCTCGTCGCTGACCATGAGCGGGACACGGATGAAGATGCCCTCCCCCGTTACCTCGTCGCCGGTTTGTCCGACTGCATAGTCTTTCCAATTCTTGGATGTGACATGCTCGTCAGGATGATCGTTCGTCACCGGACAGTGCGCAGCGCTCCGTAAGGTTTCATCGCTGAACACCTCGGATCCTGGCCGATAGACGCGAACCAGAGCCATATCCGGCTTGCCGACTTCCGAACCAAGATAGTTCTGGATACCAGTGCGCGCGATACGAGCGTCGGCAACGAGGTAGCCGTCATCGCGCCGGCGCGTTCCCGCGACGGTTACAGCGTCGGTGAATTGCATGGACAAGTCTCCGGTTTTAAGGTCTATGGAAACGCTTTTGGAGGATGACATGGAAGCCAGAACCGCCACGCCCCAAGACCTCAGTCACGTTTTCGAGCATCTCGCTGCCAGAATGAGCCAAGACTACGCGACTGTCGGTGAAACTGAAGGCAAAGCAAAAGAACATCTTCTCATGGACTTGAAGGAAGGACGTGGTCACGCACTTGTCGAGAAAGATGAGACTTTGGCCGTCATAACCTGGCATGAGAACGATGATGTGGCTTACACGTCATTTGCTGCCGATGAAGAGTTCTTCAGTGCAAAAACAGTTCGGTTCTGCAAGCGTCATATTCGCAAGATTCAGCAGCTCTGCGGTAATATTCCAATCAGGTCCGTCAGTCGGAACCGTCCCGACGTTGAACGCTGGTTTGCTGTAATCGGATTTAACAAAATCGCGCAGAGCGAAAACGGCGCAACATTCGAATTGCCTGCCAGCAGAGCTTAGTTGATCTTCGTTGGTGTCGCTGCGGCGATAATCTCGGCCTCACTTGGCTCCTGTTCGGAAAGCTTGCCATACTCGCCAATGAAGCCGTCCAGACCAGGCAAACTGCCATCTTCCGTGAACGTGTTGACCAAAGCATCGGAGAGCGCTTCACGAGTGATGATCTCCTGACCTGACGCCGAACCGATCAATGCACGTGCTGCGTCCGACTTGGTCTTGAAGATGTCGGCTTTTTCCTTCTCGGACATTTGCTCGAGCGGCGCCCATTCGTAATAGATCGCCTCGTCACGGGCTCCTGTTGCCGACCGGATGATGCACTCGTCGAGTCGCGCCATTGCTGGCGTCAGTTCGAGTTCCTGAATGGACTGGATACGATCATGATAATTCTTCATGTCGCTCGTGCCGGTCGCGTTCATCCCGGCTGGGGACTGACCTAGAAGGCGTGTGACAGGAATATCGGCAGCACCTGAGACGATCTGCATGAAAGCCATCATTATGTCGGTCAATCCGGAAAGTTGCGCACTTTTGCTTTCATATTCTTCCTCGGCGTCGAGGATCAGCGTGCCGTTGATGCCCTTGATTGTGTTTGCCAGTGTATAACGCTGAAGGATGGCATTCTCGTATTCCTTGTTACCGATATTTTCGGTAAAGCCGGGGACCTTGATGATATCGATCTTCGCTTCGAAGATGAGGCTGGCGATGTTTCCGGCCGTGCTGTCGGCGTTCTTGATCGCGTCAAGCGTAGCGGTCAGGATGCTCTCGCCCCAGCCCTGCGACATGCCGCTGATATCATCGTCAGGTGCCATAGCTCCATTGAAGAGCACCAGGCGCGAGGGATGGATGATCAACTGCTTGCCGTTCAGGCCGGTCAGGTAGTAATTCTCCGGCTTGTTGAACCATTCGGATTCAGGATCGCGGTCGATGGCACCAGCCTTGAGCTGGCGACGTGTCAGCACGGTCAGGTGCTTGATGCCAGCTTTCCCGACCTTCTCTGGGGCAAGCGGTTGCAACGGATCCTCGTCACTAGTTCCGATATAGAGCGCGGCGCCGCCAAACAGCCGGCCCTTCTTCGACGCCTCAAGGATCTTGCCCTTGATGTTGAGGCGCTTCTCTTCCTTCTCGATAAGCTCGATGACTTTGTCATCGGCCTGCCAGTCGCGCCATTTGCGGCAGCTATCCAACGCAGGAATGTCGATGATCTTCCTTGGCAGCCATGAACCACGATAGGCCGCAACGATCTGGTCATCGGTCAAGACAGGCTGGGTATAGAAAACGGTCGATGCCTTGTCGCGTTCGGTTCCCATACGGGAAACAAGGCTCGTGAGGCTGTCACGAGCTAATGTCAGTATGTTTCCCATCTAACATCCTTCAAATATGGTCGAGGGTGAATTTCGAAGCGATATTCACATTGTCCGCCGCGATCATAGCGTCAGCGAGGTTGTGCGACTTAACTCCAAGGTCCTTCTTGAGCTTGAGCTTTGGAACGACGCGCTTCTTGCCTTCGCTTTCAACCCACCAAGGCACACAAAGCTCGGTAAACAGTGCATCAAGCTTTTCTGCACCCATCCCTGACGAGAACGACAGGATGTCCTCTGGCTTGATCGACTGGCCACGCGTAACAGCGTTGAATGTAAGCATGGCGCGGCGGGCAGTGTTGGCCCAAGCCTGCGCTTTAAGGTTCAGATACTCGTTTTTGTTGTCCGGACTGTTGGTGTTGAGCGGGTCGCTTGGCTTCTCCGGGTCCATTACGACACCGCCGGCATGGAAGGCGTAGTGCTTCACCTTTGCCCCGTTAACCTTATTCTGCTCATCAATATAACCGCCGACGAAGGCGCCAACACCGATAGTGTCGTAGGAAACGAGAGCCCCGCTATTTTTAGCCTTTGCCCAGACCAGCTTGGCATTTTGTACCAACTCGTCCTTGCCAGACGTCCAATCATTCGCATCGGTGAAAACGCCTGCGATCTTATCTGCTGTGGCGCAGTTATCTTCACCATCGTCGGCTGGGTCGAACCCAATGACATTCCGACCGGTAAGATTGATGGCCAGGACGAGGTGAGCATCAACACATGCATCGAGCCAACGCCGCTTGAATATGGAGAGCTCACTATCTCCGAGAGGAACGCCACCGTAGATGTGTTCGAACGTCTCAGGATCATTCTCCCTCATTACCGCAATGTCGCGCAGGGCCTTTTGCGATAGGAATGGGTTCTCCGTGTAATTGATGCGCCTGACAACGCAGTGGGGCGGCACGTTGACTACGAAGTTCTTCCACACATAATCGGTGACTAACTTCGGATTGAACAGCAGGATCGCCAGACTGTCTTCCTTACGGATTGTCGGCGCAATAACTTCCCACTGATCTTTGGTGAGCTTTTCGGCCTCTTCAACCCAAAGGATGTCGATGTCAGATGTTCCCTTGATTTCGTCAAGGTTGCGCTCGATCCCGTAGAATATGAACTCCGAACCTGTCGCCCTATGGATGATGGTTGTCTTCTGGACATCGAACGCTTCAGATAGCCCGAGATGACTGATCGCCCACTTCAATTCGGTGTAGACAGATTCCTGAATTCGGTTCTGAAACCGCCTGATGCACAAGACGCGCATCTTGACGGGAACATGGTCAACCAGCCTGACCAGCTGGCATGCTGTGTCTCGTGTCTTAGAGCTTGACCTGCCACCGTGCAAAACGGCGATATCAGCCTGCCCTAGGAATACCTGCTCCCAGAAATCAAACAGTGCAGGATTTGTGAGGGACACATGCGCATTCAATCTGCAACCTTTTGGCGGAGAACATCACGCCATGAGCGTGTCTCGGTCTGGATAGGTCCGCCATTCTTGCCGGTGTGTTCGTTTTTCTCGATCAGGAGACCATGCAGCTTTGCCTTGCCCATTACTGCAGCAACAGCAGCGCTAGCGCCCTTCTCGTCAGCCATTGCCAATTGACGAGCTTCTTCCAGCTCGTCTGTGAGGCTTTCAACCGTGACGGCGGCGCGTTCTGCACTCTGAGATTGCAACTCGGTCACCCGCGCTACGATGTTCTCATTTGCACTCAATCTTGATGCATTGCCCCGATGTGGCTTGAAGCCAGCAGCAGCATAAGACTCATCAGTGGTCTTGCCTTCGAACCTTGCTTGAGCGAACTTCTCGTGCCTTGCGTTTTTCAGTACTGGCATAGATGAACCTTGGAGAATAATCGCAGTGGACGACAAAAAGCCGGACAGATTTGATGTTAATGAGGGTGCGCGAAAACTAGCGGTTGATGCCGCGATAAGGGCACTGGTTGACCATGCCAGCGCAACTGATCCTGACTTGCGGCATCGTATACTTGCAACTGTCGAAACGTATATAACTGCGCTTGAGCCACAATCGGAACTGGAAGTTGATTTTGCTGAAAGAGCGAGAGCTCACGTTGAATCCCTTATTCGACCAGCTTCATCATAGTCCTTACTACTGGGTTGGCTTGAACCACTTCAATATCGATCCTGGCTCAATGTTAGTATGAAAGAACGGACCGTAGGTTTCGCCGGTCGCCTTGACGCCGATGTAGCTGCCGCGGTGCTCCTGCCATGTCGCCAGCATCAGTCCATGTTCCTTGTGCGAGACAAGGATGGGATCAGCCATCGCCTGCTCGGGTTCGCCCTTGGTCCAACGCATTGGGCACCTATTGTTCAATTGTTAAAGACAAGTATTCTGAAAAGATGGACTTCAAACAGCACTTCGACGCACTCAGAAACCTTGGGGGAACTTCATGCCAAAGTCCAAAGTGTCACCAGATCACGAAGTCATTGCTGCGCACATGTCGGCGGTCACCGTAGCTTTTCAGATGCTCGTTGTATGCCTGCAAGACAAAGGCGCTCTTCAACCAGGCCAATATCCAGCGGCATTGCACGGCTACATGGAAATGGCGAAGGATAAGACCGATCCAATGACACTCTCCATGCTGGACGATCTTCGCCAAGCGCTGCTGAATTGACCGGTGCGGTATGAGGGGAGAAACCTGGTTATTCTCGGCCATCATTCTAGTGACCGTACTTGTAGCCTGGTTATGGCTCTTTCAACCCCACGACCGAGAGGTCCGAGCAGCTTTCATCGTCTGCAATTGGTTGCGGAGGCAGGATTCGAACCTGCGACCTTCAGGTTATGAGCCAAGCGAGCTACCAGACTGCTCCACTCCGACAAAACTGAATAGAGGCTGGTATTCGTCAGGCGCTAAGGCTTGGCTACTGACCAGTTTCGCATCCCCAAGGCATCTAAGGGACTTTCTCCTACTCTGCCACTACGATAGCGAGAATCCTAAGAGGGCCTCGGTCGCTACACTGTACCCATTCGCGGTTTAGGTCCGCTAGTCCATCTGAATTGGGTGAATAGATTTCCATGGCGGGAAGCCGTGAAGCTCTTCCCATGCACCCGGCGAGTATTCCCTGTCTAAAGGTCCGCCAGTCAGCCGCAAATCACCTGTATGCGCGTATACCTGATTTGCTCTACGCCAGAAAGGATTTTTTTCATCACTTGGGGATAATTACCTGCGATAGGCCTGTAACGGTGGCGTAATTAACTGGGCGGTGGATTTCTTGGTTCCCGATCCCACTCCAACGCAGCTGAAAGCTCACCATAATTGATAGCGAAAACCTGCCTTTTCGATGATGCAATATTGCGAGCGGGAACGGTGATGTATGTCGCGACACGGCGATAGGAAACCAATAACATGCCGTCAATTATTTCTTCGTCTTCATCCACACCGTATTCACCGGGCGGCATTGTACCTTCGATACCCGGGAGTGTGAACGGGTGAGCGAACTGTACGACACTATGTTTGACGCGCGTGACCATGGCACTTCCTTTAACCTGCGGATAGCAGTTCGTGCCGGCGCCTCTGGTTGATAATTTCAGTAATAAAACCCATTCATATGGATAATTTTCATTTCAGAATAGCCGGAGATGATTAATATATGCGTTGACTGTTGTATACGGCCTCTAAGGGACCCAAATATATATCATACTTTTATTAACACGTACTGGATAAATTAATGGCTCTATCTTTTCCTAATCGAAGCCGAAGCTATGATACGGCGCATCAGCGTATAAGATTCTACGGATATGACGGATTATTTGAAGTCTGTTTTTATGTCGAAGCCGACGCACTCAAAACTGCGGCGTCGAACAGAGACACTATCGAAAAAGACTGCCTGCTAGCATTCGATGCCGCACGAGAATCGATACTCAACGCAGCAAGGAATATCTACAGCACTCGCCGCAAGAGCTTGAACTTGATTTGCTCCGCGGACCTTAGGTGACGCAATTGGCAGGTAAGCGCGACTAGGCTGGTTCGGTCGTTTTAGGTGTTATCTGCCGGGCGTCGAACTGGACGGGCGTCATGCGTCCAAAGAGCTCGATTAACGCGATGATGCGGCCGGCTCTCGTAACTTCGTCTACAACGCCGTCGAAATTCGCAAACGGGTTGGTTTCATCAGCCACAAAGATGTCCATCCCCGCAGGGAACCGCCGCTTGTTAGTCTCCTTGGTCGTCCTGCATTCTTCATTGCGATGTAAGCGGGCTGCCCGAGTGTCATCGAATGCTAGATCCACCTCAGCCAGGAATATTGTTTCGATGCTCGCGGCTGAAATCCGGACCGGGCGCCCATCGACGCTTAGGATGCTTTCAACGCCATCGCAATTGTTCACGCGGTAGAAGTCAGGGCTTTGAGGTTTAAACCCAACGAAAAGATAGCGCGGCATCAGCGGGTTTTCTCGCAGTGAATAGGTGTGGGTTTTGTGGTTTTTCACCTCGACGCGTCGGCGGGGCAGATAAAAGTCGTATGAGAGCTTTCGAATATTCTCGACTGCCTTCTCTTCGCCCTTTACGGCCGTGCGCACCACGTACCAGTGCTTGTGTTCGTCAATTCCAGCTTTCATGCCCTGTCCTGTTTCTTTCGGGGTGCCGCTTCCCGTTATGCTGCTTCGGTGAACGCCATCGACCTGCATTGATTGGAAAGCATGCGGATATGACCGCGCTTCTCCAATCGGTGGATCATTTGGAATGCCGCTGTTTTGGATACGCCAAGAGCTTGAGCGGCTTCGCTGTATGTCGGGGCAACGCCATGCGTGGCCTGAAAATCCCTGAGGAACGCCAACGCCTCGGATTGGCGCTTGGTCAGTCCGGACGGCTCGATCTGAAACCGTCGCGCTATTTCCCGTGCCAGCGCCGGGTTAACCGCGATGATGCGATCTGCCCTTTCCTCAATGCTGGCCATTCCCGAACTATCTGCATTTTCCATGCTACGCACTCCTACGCTGCTTTGGTATGGCGCACCGGCCAACGTGTTTTGACTATGATTTTTTTCTGTCGGACGATGCCTTGCGCGATCGGTTCACCGTGCCGCCGGCGCATCTCTCCCAGCCATTCGGACCATTCAGGCCTATCTGGTGTGATGATAAACTCCCCGTCGTGATCCGTAGGTGGGGCATTGATCAGGTCAGCGAACAAACGGTTCCGGAGGTATGGGAACATCAATGCGGGCTTTGAGCGAAGGACCTGGAGGCGCTGATATTCACCGGCATGCTCAACCGCTGCGATCTGATCGGATTCTGATAGCTTCAGGAAAACAGCTTCGGCGGCTTCTCGCTTGTCTGGTCGATGAACTTCCGACCAATCATTCCAAAACTTTGAGAAAGCCCCTCCTCCAGCGCGTTCACGCGCTTCGGAGGGTTCTCTTACTGGTTCTCTTACAAGGTTAGTGTCCGGATTCTGGACACGGCTTTTGTCATTTTCCGGACACGGCTCGGGGATTTTTCCGGACACGGCTCCGTGTCCAGTTTCCGGACACGGCTCAACCACATGTGGTGTAGGCATATTTTGGGAGGCACAAACAAAACCTTCTTCAAATGCAAATATGTAACTGGTCGATTGCTGCCGTTTGGTTGTTTCATTGACGCGTTGGTCGCGTCTGATCAGTCCCTTCTTTTCGAGGATTTTCAGATGCTCGTTGAGGGAGGAGCGCGACATCTCACAATCATGGGCAAGCTTGTCTTGCGAAGGGAAGCAACCCTGATCAGGGTTGTGACGATCGCATAGGTGCCACAAGACGAGCTTGGTCGCAGGCTTGAGCCCACGCTGCCGGATGGCCCAATTTGTGGCATTGTGGCTCATGCCGCGCCCCGATCCCGTTCCGCTGCCCGGCGATAGTCAGCAGCGACGTGAACGAGAACGTTCAACTCGCGAGTGACACGTTCGATATCGTGATCGGGACGCTTGTTACGACCGGTCGCGAAGCTCTCAAGCCAGACATGCTTTCCGTAGATGAGCTTGGATATCTCGTCCGAGACCTCCTGATTGGTAAGGCGCCGTATCATGCCCGAGCTCCAAAAAGCCAGCGGGGTAAGTCGATTTCCGTATTGAATCTTGGAGGTCTCAAATTATATTTTTTAGCGGCTGCCCACGCTTCGCGAGGCATCCGATTCAGACTCACCAACCGTTCACCGACTTGGAGGAAATGATGAACGCCAGACTGTTTGACCGCCCTATTTTTGTGAAGGACGGAAGCTACATCACCCGGGAGATCGCTTCTCTCGAGGACGCCATTGATTTTTTGGAAGAATGGCCAGAAGTCGAGCAGAACCTCATTTATCAAACCGCATGGAAAGCATGTTGCGACGCGTACGATGGACATAAGCCCCTCAGCGTAGCGCGCGATGCGTTTGAAGGCTTTGCCAAGCGGGCCAAGATCTTTAAGGACCCGGTCTCCGTCATGCCATGGGTCAACAAGGCAAAGACTGGTGGCGGTCGTATGATTGCCTAAACGAACCATTTGGATCTGGAGGTGGCTGGTCATTCGGCTGCCTCCGCGAATTTGCCAGTCTCGTTGCCCCAAGCAGTCCAGCCAGTGCGTTTCGTGCGGGAGAACAGGTCGAGACGAGCCGCACGCGGCATCAGTTGCTCTGCTTCGAAATACGCCTCTTCCGGCTTGCGCGAGTGTTCGCGAACCTTGCCGTGTATGACCGATCGCGTTGAATGCGTCAGTTTTGGTTCGCCACGCTTGGCTATAATGAAAGGCTCGTGAGACCCGCGCAGGCCGTATCCGGTGCCGAAAGACACCTTGCCGTGCCTGGTCATCTTCACCCACACGCCCTCGGTGCAGTACTCGAATCCCCAGGCCCTCACGGTTGTGAGCTGCTGTGGAAGCATCGGTGCTGTACACCAAAGCCAGAGCAGGCAATTTGGCGCGGCCAGATCCATGACAGGCATTGCGTTGATTTCTTCCAAAGCCATCGTCTCGTAATGGACTTGTGCACTCTTGCCCTCGCCTTTTTCGGAGCGAACGACAAACCGCCATGGCGGATCGGCCATGATCAAGTCAAAGCTATGTGGGTTGATTCCCGTGAACGGCCAGTCAAACAGATGCATCAAATCCCCCGAATGAAGAAAAGAGGGACGATCATCCAAGCGAGGGCAACGAGCGCCAGGCACACGCCGATCACGATGCTCAACGGGCTGACAGTATCGTCAGGATTGTCGTTCATGCTGCCCCGCCGAATAGATCGAGTTGGGCGGGTAACGGATGAAGCGTCGCGGCACAATCTGCAAAGTTATCAGCCCATCGCTGCAAGACAGCACTTCCGCCGCGCTTGATGACCTCGGCACGTAGGACAGCTTCCGTATGGAGATGAAGTTCGCGGTCTGTCATGCGGGTCATTTGCTATCCTCTTTACGTTCCGGTTTTGGTTCTTTTCGCTGTTTTCTTCGCTTCTCGAACCTTCGCCAAAAGCTCCGAAGCCTCGCTCTCGAAATCTTCCATAAGAGCATCAGGGTTCACTTCCTTTTCGAGGTCCAGTTCGTGTCGAAGATGCGCGATCTGCCGCTCGCACATGTCGAGGTAGGCAGCTCGTATGCGCTGGAAAAGCGTGGCGTCGATGGATTTCGCCCGCTTCGTTCTCAGGTGATTTAAAGTCCAGAATGGAAGGCCATACCGGGTCTGCAAACGCGCCATCGCGTTGCTGGTATCGCCCCATCCTCGACTTTCTCTTTCGATCATGCGGTTGACGTAACCGCTGGCAATTTCGGCGCTACCCATGACTTTACGCTCCGAAGTTAAATCGTGTTCCAGATGCTGAGTTTCTCTGCACGTCATGCTCAAATTCCTTGGCTAGGTTGATCGCATGACGAGCAACCTGAAGGAGAAACAGACGCACACAGATGGATTGCCCCTGGAGGCGAACGACATCAGCGAAAGCGATGGGGATCACGACGCTGATGAATTTGAACAGATTGGAGTTCTCGCCGAGCGCATCCTGTCCCGCGCTAAAGCGAAGAAAGAGACAGGGGAAGCCGACGCCGCGGCTTCCCCTTTCAGTTTTGCTCAAGCCAGCTTGGGAGGTCAGGAGGACGTGGAGAGCAAATCGGTTCGACGTGCTGTTCGCGCCGGAAACAGGCGCAACGGACGCACTCTGTTCGGACACGAGAATGAGAATTTCATGGCAGAACAGAAGACAAAGTGACGCGCGGACCATTAGGCGACCTCGCTCTCGTCTGCCGTAAGTCTTGCACAGGAATAGCAATGCTTAAGACCAGACGCGCCACATGCATCCCGCTTCTGACAGTTCGGTCGGTAGTCGCGGATCGTCTTTGCGGCCTGACCCTTGATCAGGAATGCCGGTGGATCAAACTGGGTGACGGCTTGCTCGTCTTTCGAACCCGTATTGCCCATTTCGCTTTCGCGATCCTGACCGACGATGGATGGGAGTCCATCGCTTTTTGCGCTCGCGGGAGAAGAGCTTGGTATACTGCGCTGGCCGTCGGCAGCACTCAAGGTACGCGGGTCAGGGGTGGTCTGGCTGGACGACAACGTTTCAACGTCAGCGACATTCGCCAGTCGGGATTGACCCTTCACTGCAGCGATTGCGTCATCGTCCATTTCGTTTGCCGTTTCCGGCGAATTAGCAATTTCACCCGTTTCCGGGTCGATGTATTCTGCCTCTTCCCGCTCGATCAGGATGTCGACTGCAGTGACGAGAGCCATGCGACCGGGCTCGGTCTGGACAGCGTTTGCGACAGTGGCAACGAGCTTGGCGTTGACCGGAAATTCTTCAATGTTTTCTCGTGTGCGCGCAGACGCGGGCGCCCGACCTCCAGTTTCGTAGGCGGTCAGGTACATTTCGAAGATCGCTTCACGCTCGCTGAGCGTATCGCGGCCGATCTTCTCAACCTTGCGGAGATGCGAAACCACGTTGCCGAGTACGGTCTTGTCGTAGCCCCTGCCCTTCGCTTCCGCATAAACTTCACGAATGTCTCCGCCGAGCGTGGCCTGCTCTTCCTTCAGGCGAAGAATGCGATCAATGAACTGTCTGATTTCAGCTTCGGCACTCATGCTGCATTCTCCTCTATCGGGAGAAAGTCATCGGCCGACATCCTCAGCCCCTTGTCATGGGCGGCAGCGAGTAACGCAGGAACATGTTTGAATGGAATCGTACCGCCTGTTCCGCCGGCTTCTTTCGATCGCATCCAATTCGAAACGCGCGTTCGATGAACCCCCGCGATAGAAGCTACTGTTGAGGGGCCACCGAGATTTCTGACGATAGTACGAGCTGGTTCCATATCGCCCAATGTAGCGAATATAGCAACAAACGCAAGCGGTTTTGTAGCGAATATGGAAAAAGACACTTCGACCGGGAAAGGCTATGCATTTTGCATGTTGTCAGATTGGCTACAAACCGCACTTGATGATTCTGGCGTTTCGCAATCGGAGCTTGCTCGCTTGCTAACGGACCGCCTTACCCGTTCGATAGACCGTGCTGCAGTGAACAAGATGCTCAAAGGATCTCGCACAATATCTGGCGAAGAACTCTTGGCTATAGAAGCGATCACGGGGACGACTGCGCCAAAAGAGATCCATGTTCCCCTTAAGGGAAAGGTCGGAGCCGGAGCTGCCGTTTTCGCGATCGACGATGGTGGCGACGATGTTGTCGAAGCGCCGGCCGATGCGCGACACGGAACCGTGGCCGTACAGGTGTCGGGGGATTCGATGTTCCCTGCGTACGAAGAAGGTACGATCCTGTATTACTCAAGACTGCTGCCACCTTCAGAGCTCGTGAACAAGCGAGCTGTCGTGCAATTGGGTGACGGTCGCATTTTCGTGAAGATCGTTCGGCCAGGATCCGATCCAGCGACTTGGACGCTAACTAGCATTAACGGCCAATATGCAGATATGGCGGATCAGATAGTCGAATGGGCCGCCCCGATCGATTGGATAAAGCCTCGCTAATGGATCCGGTTCGCCTCATCGTTGTCATGGCTTTCGACCGATCGGAAGAAGGCGAGCTCGTGCCGGCATTTGAGGCGATGCAGTTCGATTTCGAGGACCGCGCCATTCGATGCGCTCGCGATCTAGCGAGCCAACATGTTGGCGTGCTGGCCTGGGTTCGTGAAGCTGAGCTAGACATTGGCGAATATGGGCCGCCGACTGTTCTGTTTCAGGCCGGCGAAGTGCCGGAGATGGAATAAGAATATATGATACGCGATGGCATAATTCGCGACCTGCTGAAATGTGCCAATGAAATCTCGGTCACATCAATAGACGAAAAAAGAGCATTGTTGATTGAAGCCTCGTTGTCGATCCGATGGGCTAGTAATCTCATTTCATTGTCAGGAATCCAAGTTCGCGAAACCGACATAGCCGACGGAATCGATGAGTTCGTAACTGCCCTTGAGTTTCGATACAACGACGAAACTAGTGACATAATGTTGGAAGCCACAGGCGCGATAAGACTTCTGCGGCTAATGCTCGGGTTAAAACAAGAGAGGCTCGATCAAAGCGATCAATAGAAAAGCCCGGCGCGGGGTCGCCTAGGGGAAATGAATGTGGGAGATACTAAGCAGCGCGCCCGACGCGGCGGCGAACAATTAAAACAGGACGATAATTATTCCCAGCATATCTCCTAAGCTGATGTCACCACAACGGCCCGTCAAATTTGTTTCCAATATCGCTACAACGTGATTGACAGTATGTAGCGATATACGCTACACGTAATCCATCGAACAACGGATGGATGCAATGAACATCATCAATCACCAATTCAGGACCCCAGACGAAGTTGCAGCCGAAACTGGCTTCATCATCGAGAGCATTGCCGACGCCACGCATAATTATCCTGACACCAATTCCAAGCGCTTTGCATGTCAGGCTGCAGCTGATGGAAAGGCTTCCTTCTGGGTTCGCACCCGTTACAGCAATACCGCTTCCGCCCTCTTCACAGACCACGCCAATCTTACCGGCGATCTGGAAACAGCAGTCGCTCTGGCAAAGCTGCCGCGCGATTGCTGGACCGTCTATCAGCAGCTCGAAGCGCTGATCCCTCTCAACCGGAAAGCCGCTGAACAGATGGTCGAGCAGTATTCGCTGCTCGGACACATGCGCGATGTAGGCGAGCTACTGGCTCGCGAGACGCACGTCATCTGCAACGGCTTCAAGTCGAGGGCAAACTGATGGATTTCCTCGTAGCCGTAATGGCCCTGCTTGGCCTTACCACCGTCGTTCTCGGTAGCATTGGAAACACCCTTGCCAAGGATGAAGTAGCCCGCGCGGAGGTCGATCAATGACCCCGCGCAACATCACCATGATGATGGCCGCGCTACTACTTTCAGGTTGCGGAACTTACAACCACTGGACGCCTCGCGAGCTAGACCCTGTCACCCGCTATTCTTGCGATGACGGTTATTACGATTGCACGCTCCGTACTAGCAATCAGGCAGGCAATCGCGGCAAAGCCTCAGGAGGCGCGAAATGAATGGGCACGCGGACATTCATAGCCGTGAACGGCGACGCACTATGGTTCCACCGTTGCGCGCTTTTCCCGGCACGTGCGAGGCACGCACAATGCCTCGTGAGCTTCAGCCAGTGCCTCAAGCCAAGCTCCGACCTCAACCGGGATCTTTTCTTTCTCGGTTGCCCAAGCCTCAATCAACGAAACATCGCACCCCAGCACTTCGGCAATCTGGATTGGCGTCCAGTGCACGCATTCGAGTGCCTCTACAAAGCGTTTCGGGGTCATTCCGTCACCCTACTCCAAACAATGGAGATTTCAATTGAGCGGATATTCCCACTTAAGGCCTGAGATGAATGCGCAGCAGATTTGCATCGCCGCTGAACTGGCTTGCATCGAGCGCCTCCCGTCCCGCGAAGAAGCTTTGCAGCACATCGAAGCCCGCTTGCTCAAAGAGCCCGACGACGCTGTTCGGCGAGCCCTGAAGCGCGCCTATCACACCCATTTTGAACGGAAGGAACCAGCATGAGCGATGCATCACACGTATTGCGTCGGCAGACCGAAGCGGCAAAGCGGTTACTCGCCAGCTTACGGGAAAGCGGCGATGCCGACGATCAAGAGATTGTCGAGACCGCTATTGAAGGTGAAACATCTCTGCTCGAGGCAATTGCCGCTGCGATGGATGCCAACGATGAAGACGATATTTTGATCGTCGGCATCAAGGCAAAGGAAGAAACGCTTTCAGACCGCCGTAAAGCAGCAGAGCAACGCATTGAACGCCGTCGCGCTGCGATGGAACAGGCGATGATCATCACCGAGCAGGAAAGGTTCACCCTGCCAACGGCAACCATCTTCCTCACCAAACGCAAGCCAAACGTCGTCATCGATAGCGAAGCCGAGATACCGGCCGCCTTTTGGACCATCCCCAAGGTTGAACCGAAGCTCGACAAGAAAGCGCTCAAGGAAGCGCTTGAAGCCGACGAGGAAATTCCCGGCGCGCACCTCGACAACGGTTCGATCTCTCTTTCCATCAGGAGGAAATAATGAACGCCATTGCACCATTCACACATTCAACCAAGCAAATTGCGCTGATCCAGAGCACAGTTGCAAAAGACTGCAATACCGGGGAGTTCAATCTTTTCATTGAGGTTGCACGGGCAAAGGGTCTTGATCCTTTCCTTGGTCAGATCATCCCCATGATCTTTTCAAAAGACAACGCCAAGAAGCGGAAGATGACAATCATCATCAGCCGCGACGGTCAGCGCGTTATTGCACAGCGCTGTGGCGACTATCGTCCCGCCAGCAAAACCCCGACCTATGAAACTGATCCGGAGATCAAATGCCCGACCAATCCGCACGGAATCGTCTCAGCGACTGTGTATCTGTGGAAGCAGGATCCGAAGACAGCCGAATGGTTTGAGGTCGCCGGACAAGCGTTCTGGGAAGAGTTCGCTCCCATCTCATTTGCACCCAACCAGTACAGCTATGTTGAGACCGGCGATACCTGGGATGATGGCAAGCCCAAAAAGATGAAGGTGCTGAAGGAAGGTGCCGCCCCATCGCTCGATGACAGTGGCAACTGGTGCAAGATGCCCCGCCTAATGATTGCGAAATGCGCCGAGATGCAGGCATTGCGCGCGGGATGGCCCGAGCAGTTCACCGGCCTCTATGACGAAGCCGAATTGGATCGGGCGAAAATGCTCGACCTGACAGCGTCGGAGATTGTCGAACACGAGCGAGAAGAGAGCCGGTTGAAGCTAATCGCCGGCAACGATGCGATCACGGTGACCTGGGGTGATGGTTGGGCACTTGAGAACGTTCCGGTCGGCAAGTTCTACGACAGAGCCGAGCAGTTCATCAAGGAAAGTGATGCCCTGACCGTTGTCAAATGGGCAGACGCGAACCGCGATCCCTTGCGCACGTTCTGGGCGAAATCACCCACCGACGCGCTTGAGCTCAAGAAGCTCATCGAAGCCGCGAAGCGCAATTCCAAGCCCTCCAACATCATGGATCAGCTGGAAGCCTTTCAGAACATGATGGCCGGTTAGCAACCCAGATAAGGGCGCGCAAATGCGCCCAGACATGGACAGGACGATGCAAACACCCCCTATTTCATTCCAATATGAAGGCGACGGCATCTTCCGTCCGTCGAGCCAGTTTCACATGCGCGCCGCCGACAAACACTTTGTTGTCGGCGAGCACTATAAGCTTATCGAGCACCACGACCGATCCGATAATAATCATCGGCATTATTTCGCTTCGATCAAGAACGGCTTCGATAACCTGCATGATTCCATGCTTGGCGAGTACCCGACTGCCGAGCATCTGCGCAAGAAAGCGCTGATCCGCACCGGATATCGGGACGAGCGCTCAATCGTCTGTGCTTCGAAAGCGGAAGCCGAGCGGGTAGCTGCCTTCATTCGTCCGATCGATGATTATTGCGTTGTTGTGCCGCTTAACTGCGTCGTCCACGTCATGACAGCGAAAAGCCAGTCCATGAAGGCTATGGGCGCCGCTGAGTTCCAGAAGTCCAAGGAAGCCGCTCTCAACTTCATCGATGACCTTCTTGGCGTCGAACACGGCGCTACGGCGCGAAGCGAGGCGGCATGACTTCCGCCCTGTATGCCCCGAGCCATATCCGCCGGTCCAAAGCTAGACTTGCCGAGTTCCTTGAAAAGCGTGACGCCACAAATGAGTGGCTTCGCTTCGATGCCATGCGCGAACCGGCACTGGCTGCGCACCTTGAGCGCGTTCTCTCCGCTGAAAAGTGGGAGGCAAATTGATGCGCTACCAGTACCAGCGCTACCTCATTGAGAGCGGTTATTACGACATCACCCCCGAGCAAGAGGACGAGATTTACGAGGCCGAAGAGATGGCTCGGATCGAGGCTCACGCACGAGATTGGGACGAAGATGACCTGAGGGAGGTCGCGTGATGCCGCGCAAATCCTTCAACCAGAAAGACCGGGCCCGCATTTTCCTTCTACGCGGTGGCACCTGTTATCTCTGCAAGGGCAAGGTAGACGGCGTTCGGGAAGCTTGGGAAATCGAACATGAAATTCCTTGGGCGATCTCCCGCGATGACAGCGATGCAAACCTGCAGGTCGCTCATTTCAAATGTCACAAGGGAAAGACGGCCGTCGACATCGGCGATATTGCCAAGGTCAAGCGCATAGCCGCCAAGCACACCGGCACTTACCCCAAATCAAAGGCGAAGATCCGTTCACGCGGTTTCGCACCAACGCGGGGTTGACGATGCAGCAACTCGCCTTCGACTTCGATATTCCAGCAGCCGTTAAGGCGAAGCCGCAGCCAAAACGCAAGATGAGCGATTGGGATGCAGCGCAGCAGAACAATCGGATTGAGCGCAAAGAATATCGCAAATCTCTGCCAGACACCGACAGTGAATTGCTGAATATCGCGTGGAAGGTATTGAACGAATATCACGCCACTGTCGTCGCGACCGACGTCGACGGCATGCTGCTGGCATCAAACAAATTATGCGCGATCAAAGAACACGCATTCGGTATGGACCCGGATCATTCTCTGTGCGGGCCGGCAGGTCCGCCACAAGGCAATGGTAAGCACTATTGCCTCCATGACGCCGGGTTATGGATGCTCGATGCTCATGCTGCCACAGATGGCGATATCCCGCTGTTTGGTCAGAAAGGCCGTTTCGTGATCGAGATAGCAGGATGCCGTGTCGATTTCCGATATTCCGGCTTGTTCGGCATATGCGGCGGCGATGCCCACGTGATCGATCTTGGCCAGCCGTACTTCTCAGAAACGGGTTACCGCTCGTTTCAGGTCTGCCCGATGGACTATGCCATCTTCACCGGCGACGCTGATCAGAAGGCGTATTTCGAGCGGGTCTGCACCGGTCAACTGACCGAAGGCGGTAAGAAGAAAATCAAGCTGCACAACGGTCCGTTTGGTCTGGGAGATCGCGAAAACAACCGGTCGAACGATTTCATCCTATCCCGCCGGCAAACTGATCCTGCTTGGCAAGAAGGCGGGCACCTATTCCATCTTACGAGGACGGCGGAATGACTACCCAGACCGACCAATGGTACGAGATACAATACTTCCAGCCAGCCATGCCCATCAGGAACTGGGTGTTTGAAACGACAATCAGCAATCGCGATGAAGCGTTTGAATATGCGGCTGAGAAATTCGGCACATATCGTCGGCGTGTCGTCCCGGTTACGAGAGAGGTGCTGCCGGCCTCACCGATAGGGGGCGAGGAATGACATCCGCCGCACACGCAGCTACAGAGGCTAAGCGCATCCGTGCCAGCGAGCGAGCGTTCCGCATCGCTTTGAAGGTTATTCGGGATGCGGGTCTGCCTGTGGGTAAGGTGTGCATAACCGGTGGACAAATCGAAATCCATTGCGCCGACGTTGATGCGAACGAGACGGGGCAAAAGGATGAAGGTCTCAAGCAATGGTGAGGCCTATCATGAAAGTGGATTATCCGGGACTCCTCAAGGAGCCCATGCCGTCAGGGAATTTTCGGTATCGCGTCCGGCCCCGTGGTGACAAGAAGTGCCGTATCCGCATTTACTGCGGTCCTGACGATGACGATTTCCAGCGACAGTACCTTGCCGCAAGGCGTGGCGAACAACCCAAAGCACTCAAAAAGGCGTCCGAGTATGCGAAGGCCAGATCCATCGGATGGCTGGTCAACAGCTATTTCGAATATCTTGATGAGCGCGTCAAAGCCGGAACGACCAGCGCTAAGACGCTGAAGAAGAAGCGGAACCTACTGAACCGCCTTATAACTGATCCTGACAAGGTGATGTTGATTCCGAACGAAAAGCTAATTGAGATGCAAGACGGTATGGGGGCTACGCCGGCCCAGGCAGATGCCTTCATCGAAGCAGTCGGGGTGATGTACGATTGGGCTGTCGAGCGGAAATACGTCAAGGAAAATACGGCTCGCGGCATAAAGTCGATCTACCGCAAGGGCGACGGTGCCACGCCATGGAAGGCGGCAGACGTCAAAGCCTTCTATGCAAAGCATAAAGCCGGTTCCAAAGCGCACGTTACCATGTCCGTCTTGTTGTGGACCGGATGCCGCATCGAGGATACGACCATGCTCGGGCGCAAGTTCGAATGCGTCATAGACGGTATAGAGGCGCTCCGCTGGACGCCGCTGAAGAGAGGTTCTTCGGAAGTCTGTTTGCCGTTGCTTGAGCCGCTGAAGACGGCGACACGCGCGCCGACGGTTCAGGGCGCGACCTATGTGCTTGGTCGAGGAGGTAAGCCATTCTCAAGTGGAGATAGCGCTTCGGCCATGTTCAAGCGATGGTGCAAGGATGCCGGTCTTGGGCATCTGTCTGCGCATGGGGTGCGCAAAGGACTAGCCGAGCTATTGGCTGAACTTGGTTGCAGCCAATACGAGATCATGGCGATTCTCGGTCATTCTGAAGCCAAGACCAGCGAGGTATATACGCGTCGCGTCGAGCGTTGGCGGCTTGCAAAAACGGCTATCGACCGAGTCGAGGTGTCCCGCGCATGGTTCTGA